TTTTTTTTGGAGCGCAATTCGCTCGACTTAATTTCCAGAGTAATCTCTACTCCTTCATCCTGGAGCACGTCTCTCAATCTCATCATTGTCTCCACTGCTTCCTTGTTTCCTTTTATTTTAATGTGCGCAATAGTCTTATCTTTCATTTTTTAAATCGGAGCGCAAGAGCAATGCTATCAATGTCCAGTATTTCAAGCTTCCTCTCACTATCCTCACTCCTTTTTTATTTTTAAAAAATTTTTTAGGCGATTTGATTTTCATTCTTAATTTCCAAATTCAAATCCAGTTCCTAATGTACGAACTGAGACTCTTCTCTACATTTATATTTATATATCGAGTCTCCACAATACGGACATTTCATTTTATAAGGAATAATATGTCTAGGATTCTCATCCATTATGCTTTCAGGATCTAAAGGAAGAGGAACTACTACTATCTTCCTGCAATTCCAACAGGAAACACGCTTTGTCTTAAGAGTAGAAAGAGAAAATTTAGTCATCTGATTTCCTCATGGTTTTTCATACCATTTCCTTCTAGCTATATCCTCCTCTGCCATCCTCTCAATCTTCTTCCTTGAAAATATTAAACAATAACATTGCCAGTATAATCTGTGAATTAACTTCTTCTCCTTCTTACTTAATTCTTTCTTCATCTGCTTATACTAAGGTTACTAAGAACTCCTTTTTATTTTTCATCCCTACATCCCATTCAATGACACAGCCACCAAGATCACAACCACTGAACAATATGACCCCTAAGTTCACAACATCTCCAGCTCTTTTCTTTCACAGAGATCCAGGAGCTTATCCTTTATCCTTTCCACAGCTTCAGGATCTACTCTATGAATGAATCCTTCCTCCAGCAGCCAGATCCTTGACTCCTCTTCTCTTATAGCAGCAGAGAGCTCTAATTGAGTCAATTTAAGCTCTTTTCGTAGTGTTTTGTAGTCAATTTCGTTGCTCATTTAGCTAACTCCATAGCCTATATACACTTAACTCACAATCCTAGTTGACATAATAAACGTTATGCGACACAGTCACTTCCACTCATAATACGCAGCTCTAACTAACCATTCACTTATTCCTACTCTTTCAGCGATGATCCTGAAGATCAGCTTGTCTCTGTCTCTCATCAGCATAACTCTCTTCTTAATTCTCTCCTTCTCCTCCTTTGAGATCCGCTTACTCATCGCTCACTTCCAACAGAGGCTTTTTTTTTATTGCAAGCGGAGATATGGCGAGGTAGTTTATTGCAGAATCTAGGGGTAACTCGACAAGCTTTCCATTAGAGTAGATTCCAATTATCTCTCCTATGTGATTCAAAAGAACAGCAGAGTCCAAAGGAAGGAGAGGATGAACTATGACTTCTGTTCCAGGAGCAGGATCTATCTCTAGATCTTGAGAAGCGAATACAAGACACTTCATATCACCTCTCTATGATCATCTCTTGTCCTGAGTATCGGATAGAGAGTGATCTTATGCTCTATCCTTATTACGTGTGTAAGCATTAGTACAAAGAGAAGAGTAGGAAGCAGGAAGCATGTAGCTACTATTATGATCATTCCTTTATATATATTCTTTAGGAGCTGAAGCGCTGCGTGAAAAATTTTACTGTCTCTACGCTCTACTACACAGAAGCTCATGCACTCTCTACACACTCCTCTTCTCACATAGCTTCCTTTAACTAAGATCAGTCCTATGCTGTCTCTGCGAATTCTGCTTCCACAGCATTTGCTTTTCATTTGATCTCCACTACTTTACGATCCTGGATCACTGCTACTATCTTATCATCCTCTGAGATGAGGAGCGCTGTCTTTCTAGGAAGGAAAGCATCTAATAGGATCTTGACTCCTACTCCAGCTTCAGCTTTCTCTCTGGAATACAGCTTAAGATCTATTAGTCTCTGGAGCTCTTCCTGGAAGTCCATAGCAGAAATCATCTTCTTAAATCTAGGAAACTTGATCTCATCCATTAGATCCTCCTCTCCTTTTGATTCTCTCAGACTTAGACTCCACTTCACATGGATTCATCCTACATCCACTGCAGATGAAGTAAGCTTCGAGCACATACATCAGCATTGACTCCTTATGATCCTTTCAGATTTCTTCCTGCTCATTTTGATTGAGGAGCATAAGACTGAGCTCCTCCTGGATCTTCTTCTTTAGCTATGACTACAACACGCTTCTCCATAAGGAGCAGTTGTCCTACATCAATATACTCGACACTGGGCATTTTCCCACTTTCTTTTAAATACTCAGACTGGACTCCGATCTGATGACAGTGATTCAGATAGCGGATCTCGGACACTGCGATTCCTTCCATTCCAGAAACATCGTCATGGACTTTGTCTCCTAATTCAATCATGTTATCCTCCTGTTAATTTACGGATTAAATCCTGGATATAAGACACGCACTCCTTAACAGAGTGTGGATGAGCTTGCCATTCAAATAGCGCTCTTCCTTCCTCATCTAGATCCCAGTCTAGATTCACGATTGAGATCTCACACATACATCCACACTCCACACATGCGTAATATGTTTCAAGTCCAGGAATATTTCCTTCTCGGACTTCGAGCTGCGCTCCATGACACTTGGATCTAAGCTCGATCATTCCTTCTTCCTTTTATAAATTGATCGAATGAAGTCTTCACATTCACTTATAGTATGAGGATCTGCGCTCCATCCAAAAAGCTCTCTTGCTAACTCCTCCACGTCTATCTTCACTCGATGATCTGAGACTCGGATCTCATCAGCGACTAAGCAGATATTCACTGAGATCTGATCATCGCTAAAGATCTGGATATAATCCTGAGTTCCAGTCCTAGTCTTTGTTATTGTTACGTCAAGTTCCATTTGTCCTCCTTAGAGCAAAGCGAGATACGATCTCTCTCTGTCCTGATCTAAATTGAATGAGAGCGGAGTTCCTCCGTCCATAAGCTAAGACTCGACATCTCCTCATGTGAAGAGTCCTCCTCTTCTCATTATTACTCCAGCAATATCTATAGATCATTATCTATCCAAAGATCAGCAGCAGGAGCATTACTGCAGCTATCAAACGATAGATGAGATATCGCTTGATATAAGTTCTAATTTCTTCTTTATAGTAATGTCTGATCATTGAACAATAGCTCCTTCTCTATAAATATCAGCAATCATCATCACGAAATTAGCTACATCTGCTCCTTCTCTCAGTACTTCTTCTCTAGACTTAGATTCAAATATCGCTCGCTCAAATTCCCATAGCTCCTCATTGAGTCTGCGCTTCAAATATGAAATTGTCTCTCTCTTCCATCCAGGTCTGTCTAGATGCTTTAAGAGCTCATGCTTCATATTATAAGAAAAGAAATTGACTGAGTTCTCGATCATTCCTTTCTGATGCTCTACTCTCAGCAGCTCTTTCTCTCTTTTATTGAATTTAGGAAAATAGTTGTTCATAGATCCTCCTTAATCTGCATCTGTGATGGAGAGACATAATTCTCCTTTCTTCTGAATTGACGATTGAAGTCTGCGAATGATGAAGAGCGGAGTCTCTGCTTCTTATTGCTCCAGAGCATCAATCGATGGAAGCGCTCATCGCCTATCCTCTCTCCAGTCCTAGATCTATAGATCATGATATAAGGAGCGAATCCATACTCCAGGATGATCTCTACTCTCTGGAGCGTGGATTCAAAGTCCTCATCATATCCTGCTAGAACGTATATCGTCACATGCGTCTTAGAGAATTGATATTTCTGCAGGAGCTCTGCTCCTCTCCTGAATCCAGTCTCATAGCTCAGTCTATCGAAGGAGAACTTCACGTCCTGGAAGAAGGAGAGCTGTCTCAGGATCTTAGTATTATCATCATTCAATAATCTGATATCGAGTCCTTGAGTGAAGTCCACTTTTATTCTCTCTTTAAGTAGATCCTCTGCTACTTGTTCAAAATTATATTTCAGTCCTAGAATGTTGTTATCCAGGAGAACAAGCTTTTTGTGCCAGGGATTCCAGAATTCATAGATCGATGCTGTTTTGATCAGTCTTCCTTCTTTAATAGGAACAACGCAAAATCTACAGCGTCTGCTACATCCTCTACTAGTGAATCCTAGACTGTAATCCAGATCTCGATACAGTGTGTAGTCGGGCATTATCCTCTCAATGCAGAGATCCAGCTTCAATCCGAGATCCACTCCTGATCCTCCGATGACTGCTGATGAAGGAAGAGTAGGAAGACGAGAATAGGAGAAGATCTTAGATCCGTAAACACGATCATAGTTCTTAGCGAAGAGAGGAGCTGTGAGCTCCACTTTGTCTCCTTTGGACTTGTAGTATGAGCTCAGTTTCATCAATGCTAGGTTTGCCATCTTAGAATCTATGTCTATAAGTCCTATTTTCTTCATTGGAACATGCACCAGCAGGATTGCTCCAGCTCGAAGTCAAAGTCTAGATCCTGCTGTAGATCTAGATCTCCTACGAAGTCCACGATTGTAGTTCCTCTCCTATAAGTATATTTCTCTTTCTCGATGATACACTCCTTCTCCAGCTCCACAGCTATAGTCCAGAGCTCAGGATACGACTTTTTCAGTTCTATCCAGTTGCGTTTGGACTGAAAAGGACAGATATAGCATCCGCTCTTCATTGGAAGTCCGAGTCCAGCTTCCTTTATCACTTTACGACATCCACTGCGATCTATCCCCATATCCACTAGCGGATATTTGTTCCTTTTGTACTTCCTGGAGACACGATGAGATTCTCCAGCGTCTATTCCTATTATTGTTTCAGCTCCAGGATCTAGAGACTTCGTATAATACGATATAGGACGGATCTTCCATTTCTCAGTACACCAGCGATTCATCATCGAAGGAATGACTTTATGCTTTTGACAGCGCTCTAGCAGCGTCTGATGCTCCACTCCTCCAGTTAGATACGTGATTTTGATTCCTAGCGACTCTAAATAGTCCATATATTGATAAGTATGAGGATACTCAGTTCCTGTGTCTGAGAATACGATCTCATCAAATGGAGGAATCCTTTTAAGCAGCGTCAATGCAATGAGAGCTGTGCTGTTGACTCCTGCTCCGTATGAAAGGATTCTCACCATGATCTAAACACTCTTCCTCTTCTTTTCTCTTTGCAAGCTGCGTCCGCTATAACAATAGCGTCCAGACGATCTGTGCTCATCTTCATTCTCTTCTTAAACTCCTCTTTGCTCTCTATTCTGAAAAGTCCATCTGCGCTCAATAGTCGATAGCGGATCGACATCTCATTTCTCAATTTCTGATCCTGTGGAATATCCACGTAAGAAAGCTTCTTGCTAAACATAAACATATCCTCCGCTCTCCGGTTGCGATAGCGTGCAGGATCTTGAGCTTTATTCGATCCTTTATACTCTAAAAGCGATCCAGTGTATTTCCAGCGAGTGCGCAGCTCTTTTAACATCCGCTTGATCCTATCAAAGACTCCAGCTCCATATCCTATAGAATCGATTTTCACATTTGCAGAATGATGGATCTGCATCAGTTCAATGACATCATCTGCAGTCTGCATCGTATCCTGTCCGATTATCTTCTTTATGAGAGTGAATTTAGCTCCTAGTCCAGCATCAACTTCCAACTTGGACGCTGCTTTCTGCTTTAGAGCGATTACAGTCTCATCATCTCCTTCTCTAGCGACATCCACTCCTATGTCCGTCACTGGAGACTCTGCTCTTAAATTCCTATTCATTGCCAGCGTCACTTTTGAATACTGGAACAGCGCATTGCACTCTGAGACTACATTCCAGTCTCCTTCGATCCACGCTTGAGCGAGATCCGCAGGAAGTACTTCACGCATCTTCTCTTCATAGTCTGGAGGATTGTGAGGATTGTCACGAATAAAAGCAGGAACAAAAGCGTGATCTGCGAGTGGAGGAGAAGGATCTATCCATCGATGCTTCACCCAGTTGGATGTAGGATTAGCTGTACAGAGTCCTTTAAACACTATTCCTGGAATATTGAGACTCAAGCGAGTACACAAAAGGAGAAAATGCTTTTCAGTAGTCTCTTCTACTTGATCTATAGCGAACCATCCCAGTTCCATTGATTTAAGTCTGTCTATAGCTCGCTCATCGTCTCCTAATCCTCCATAGAAGAGCTCAGATCCATTTTTAAACTTGAATAGATGATCACTTTTGTTATGAAACAGCAGCAGCTCAGGATCTAACCATTTCTGGAGCTCCAGGAGCGTACTGAGCTTAAATTCATGAAGCTCATGACGTGCCATGTATCCTCTATTTCCTGGAATTCCTGTTGAAAGAGCGACTGCGCAGTTACACAACCACGCTGTCTTTGCTCCACGCATAGCTCCTCCATAGAGCACGTATCTAGCTGGAGAGACTGAAGCTTCAATCTGTCTTGGAGTAGGATCAGCGCTGCTTATTACTCTTTCTTCTTGTTTCATTATCTATTCTGATGATGGAAGGAGGAAATATGCTCACTTCTCTTCTTTCCTTCCTTTAATTGAGTCCTGGATTTCTGTTCATGCTCCGCTTTTATACACTTGATCTGCTTCTTGGACTTTTCCTTATTAGGAAGCTGCGCTATCTTGTTAGATATATCTCCTAGAAATCCAAATATATTGAAAATCATAATGTTGTCTCCTTCTTTAATCCAGAATACGGAAATTTGAGATGGATAGTAAGATCTTCTCCTAAAGCTATGATATCTAGATTGTGAGCAGAGATCCTGATGCTGGAATTAGGACTCCTTCCATGTCCGCAGCAGCAAGCTATAGTCTTTATTCCATAGAGATTCAGCATCTCTATAAGTGGAGCGAGACAGCGATCAACATTTACTCTATGTGATGCAGCTCCTTCGATCTTAGGAATGTCTTTAGGAGAAAAATGTTCCTTTGGAGCGATAGTTATCGTCTCAAAATCTCCAAATTTGCACATTGAATCCTCCACTATATATAGTATCTAAGGAGCTCCGAGCTCCACAAGATCTTGTACATCACTTTTTAGCTATCTTCATCGTATCTTTGAGCGTGATCGCAGCTAGACCAGCTTTATACATAGCTTCAGCAAGTTCTCGCATAGTGATTGCAGCTTCAGCTATCGATTTGAGATAAGCATCGAATCTCCACTGTTCTTTTTCAGTCAAAATCCAGACAGTTCTCATGACTCCTTCTCCATTAACATAGGAATTCCACATCCTTTCCTTAACTTAAAAGTGAACTGCTTTTCACAGTCTGAGCAAAATCCTTGAATTATCTTAATCCCTGGATACTGAACAGCGCTCACTTCTCTGCTGCAGGAAGGACACTTAATTTGGATTGTCTTCACTCTTCTCCTTTGGAGGAAGCTCAAAACTCTTCTCTTCTACAGGACTTTTATACTCCTCTTCTTTAACTTTGGATTTCTTTCCTCCTAAGATAGGAAATTTGGACACGAATTTTATAGTCTCTGTGGACTTCGCTTCTATAAACTGCTGATCACGCATCCCTAACCAATTCTTAGCTAGGAATATCCACACTCCAGGTTGCAGCACTCTACAAAACAGATAAAATAGAGTATTCCTTTTTAGCTCCCATCGCTCCATCGAATCTTCAAATTCTGCGTGCTTAGATCTCCACAGATTTAGAGTATCTCTATGGATTCCTAATGCTTGTGCTATGTGCTCGACACTGCACCATTCAAAGAACTGTTTATGAGTCATTGATTCTGTAACTCCATCCACAGTTCCAGGATAATCTTTATCATCGTATTTGGAAGGAGCTCCTCTTCTCTTTCCACGTGGTTTTTTCTTCATTGGAATATCTCCTTGAGTTTAGACACAGTCTCCTCTCTCTCCTTTTTAGCTTTAATTCTCCATTTTAGCTGATGCTCGATAATATGATCATAGTCTTTAGATATGCGAGTTATTGCTAAATTCAAGCTCCTGGAGTTCTGTACTATGAAAGGAGCGATATCGTATCCAGCTTTCAAAAAAGTAGGAATACAATTCTCATCGAATAGCTGAATGAGTCCGTAACTTAGAGCTTCATAAAATCTATTCGCTGGATAGTTATAATGCTTATGAGTGTATTCATCTTCTATATAGAGCGAGTATCGAAAGAGCGAGAATACAGATCCTCTGCTGCTCCATCGAAAAGGTCTGCAGAATCTACACTTACATCCTAATCCTTTGAACGTGATTATATTCTTAGGAGACGTGGAAACTATGAAGTCTTTATTCAAATATTTACGGAAATATTTAGCTCTTCCTTCTCTATACATTCCATAATAGAGGAGATTATATGCTCTACTGATAGTAGGAACAGGAACTAGATCCTGGAAGATCAGCGCATTGAGATTCAACTGGAGAAATGAGCTCCAGAGATGTCTCTTGGACTTTGGTTCTGGATAATTTGCCAGGATATGAAGCTTGCGCTTAGAGCTGCGTATGTACTTCACGATCTCAGAATTCAAGCGGATGTTGTACTCATTTGTGATCCAGTGGATCTGAGACTCTGGATGTCGCTGCAGGAACTGGAGGATCTCCTGGAAGTCACCCCAAAAAGCAGCATAGGAGAGGAAGATCTTCTCTATTTTCTCATTCCAGTATCTTGAATATTGCTTATTAATGACTGGAACTGAGAACAGTTCTTCTATATAGCGATCCATCCTCCAGTAAGGAGTGGAGGATATCCTCCTGCGCTCAGGCTCTATGATCACTGCTTTAATCATTTATAAAATTCCTTTAGTATTTCGCTAATCTCATCATTGGAGATCTCTATTATTCTTTCGAGAAGCTTTTTAGCTTTGATCACGTTCAATTTCTGATGATCGATTTTAAGGATTGCTTTCATACGCAGCAGCTCATCATCCGATTCACATTTTATATTCACAGCTCTACGATCAGATTCTTTGATGAACTCTACTCCTTCGCTCATATAGTTAGTGTAATCAATCATGTCCTTTATTTCCTGATCAGAAATTCCGCTCATTTCTAGATCGTGAGCTCCATCATCGCAGAATTCCAGAGCGTCTTTCAGTTTAGGAAAATCAGTCTCTGCTATTTGAGCGATCCTGTTAGAAGCAATGCAGTACAGGACAGCGTGTTTCTTGGATTTAAACGGATAGATCTTAACAGGAATCTTTGTAGCTCCTAGCTGCTGCATCGCTTTAGTCCTTTTATGTCCAGCGATGATCAGGAGTTCTCCATTCTTTTCTCGGAAACAGATCGTATCTTCTACGAATCCTTGTCCTTTGATGGATTTCTTCAGCATTTCAATTGACATCGGACCCTCAATGGATGGATTTCCAGGAAAAGGATGAAGCTTAGATATGTCCACTAGGAGATATTCAGCTCGCTTCTGGAGCTGCAGAGTCTCCTTCATGAAGTGGAGGATCTCTGCATGATTGACTTTATCAGTCATGATTTCTTTTTCCTAGCAATATCAAAAACTCTTCCATCCAGCGTCTTTAAGCTACCATTCACTTTCTGATTAATATTATCTTGAGTTTGAAGATGAGCTGTACATCGCTCATCAAATCCTTTGAGCGTTCCTGCGATCTTCAGCACGTCTCTTCCTGTTTTGACAAGATCTTTGCTTATAGTTCCTGAATCATCCTGGATTTTTTGCAGAGCTGCTTTAATCTCCTTCTGATCATTGCTGTTATTGATTGTATCCAGAGCTTCTTTTATCTCCTTCTGAACATCATTACTTTCTTTGAGATGACTTCTATAGCGAAGTGAACGGATGATCTCTTTAGCTATAAGTCCAGCGACACCCACTAAAATGCTTACGATAATCCAGATTATAGTACTACTAGATGGAATCTGTTGCATGTTCCTCTCCTTTAGAAATATAGGATTTGTTTTTCTTTTGGAGTTAGTGCGAAAGGAGCTAGATGAAAGAAGTTCTTCTTTGAATACCAAATGAGCTGCTTGAATCCTCCTCTAGCTTTAAACCATTCAATGATCCGCTCCACGTTCCAGTCCGAGTTAGGATCTCCGATAGCAGCAGGAAAGATATCTGCAGCACAACTATAGAATCCTTTAAACAGATGATCAGAATATTCCTCTCCTCCTACTGCTGCGTTCAGAGCGATGCTGCGCTTTGCTGAAAGCACAGAAACACTATTGTCCGTATCATCTCTCAGTGGCTGTAGAAAATGAAGACACATATACAGGATCTTAGCTTTGTCTTTAGGAGTTAGTATGATTCTTTTAGCGAGCTCAGGATGATCTGCGCTCACTTTAAATTCCGAGAATGAAAAGTTTAATGTTACGTCTCCGATCTTTCTATCCTCCTTCAAAGAAAATAAAAAATATTTCCTTCAATGTCAAGCTCAGAGTCTCATCTCTAAGCTAAAACATGCTCAATTTATAGCTCTAAGAGCGCTCCTGCAGCGATCTTACTCCTGAGAGTAGGATGGACTGCGAAATCCATTAGGAGCGCTCTAAGACGATCTTAGAAAATTAGATAAATTGCTGTAGTGACAGCTCCAGCGATGAGTGAGATCTTCGTATCAGCTCCTAGAAAGTAAGCTGCTCCATAAGTTCCTGCGAATATCATTCCTCCAGTTTTGATCTTGGACATGAATCTTATTCCTTTGATATCTTTCATACACTGCTTCAGCGCCTTATCGCTTCCTTTTGCAAGATCAAACTGCGCATCATACTTCACTATCCACTGATCAGTGATCCTGAGCTGCGATAGATACTTCTCATTGAGATTGAATGTCACAGATCCATGAGGATATTTCATGATCATCTTTCCATCGATCTCAACTTCATACGGAACTCCGAGCTGCGCTACTTGCTGCTGCGATAAAGTGAACTTTCCTTTCCACTGCGCTATTTGTTCTCTCAAATTAGCTATGAGTGAAGGAGGATCAGTCAACGTCTCCTCCTCCTTTTCCAGATCCGCAATCTTTGTATCTTTTTCTTTGATCTTCTTGTCCTTTACAGTGATAGATCCAGTGAGCTTTTTAATTTCATTGTCAAGAAGAGTCTTTGTCTCCTTCTCTCTCGCTATAGCTTCATCAGCTTTAGTCTCTGCAGCAGCAGTGACTTCTTTCTGCTTCTCCAGCTCTCCTAGAGCGATATTCAGCTTCTTGTGAGTGCAGCTACGATCCAGGAATATGAACACAGCAGCTAAAATGAGGATCACGATTATTATCTTTGATAGATCTATTTTCATTTGGATTCCTCCTTCTCTAATATGTTTAAGAATTTCTTTATTTTTTCATTGTCCTTCACGATTCTCTTAACTAAAACGTACATTCTTAAAATCACAAACAAATAAGATCCGAGAAAGATGATCACTACAATAATTGCTGCTATTGATTTGAGCTCCATTAATCCTCTCTTATCTCTATGGACTCAATTGTAGAATCTTCAGCTAGCTCCAGGACTTTGATTATATTTGTTAGCGTCATTGGTTTGCGAACTGCTAGAACGTCCAGTAGATCTTTCATCACACACTCATCAACTTCAACTTTCTCTTTTAGGAGAATACGTCCTCTTCCTTTCCTGATTCCGATTTCTATTCTGTATGTCATCTTCATGGTGCGTTCCTATTCCTCCTTTCCTTTGCTCCAGGTTCTAGCGTCTTAGTGATGTAAGTGACAATTGCAGCTCCATTCAGGAATCCGATTAGGATAGCAAAAGGAAATCCTGTGAAAATAGTTTTGATAATAGCAGCAAGGAATGAAATCATGATCACTAGAAATACGATCACAAAGCGAGTAGAGTTAAAATGCTGCTTTAAAATGTACTTCATATTCATAAAAACCTCCTTTTTTATTTGAAGGAGCTAGCAGCATCCTGTCAAACTCGACCATAAAAACAGGATATGGACGGACGCAATAAGGGGGTTCTTGATGAAATATCTTTGTGGGGATCTGTTTATTTTGTTAGCTGCTAACTCCATCAGTTCTTTCCTCCTTTTTTCTTAAAGCTTTTAGATCTGTTTCTCTTTTATAAGATCTTATCATTCTCTTATTTCTGAGTCTTGCTAGATGATAAGTGAATTCCTGAAGTGTCATCCGCTCCCATTCTTTCTCTTGCTGGAAGCTCCAGACATAAAGATCTTCCAGCACATTATACACGACTAAATACGCTGGAATATTCAGAGCTTGAGCTTTATGCTTAACGAAATTCGCTTGTCCTCCTGTAGTATAAAAATTCTTCTGGATAGCGTTCAGGAGATTCTCATTGACTACGGAATCCGTCTTAGTGACTTCAACTAAAGCGTAGTCTATAAGCACTCGATTTCTGTATTCATAGAAGATAAAATCTATGTCACTCACGTATCCAAGATGGAGAGGAGGATCATAGAAATAGTCGCTGAAGTCTTTGATCCTATCCTTTCTTTGAGATGGAGAGAGCTGCACATCTTTAGTTCCTCGATCAGTCAATTTCTTCATCTCCTGGAAAGTATCTCATAATTATTTTCATTGAGTCAACTTAAGCTCGCTCATAATTTCTGGATTCCTTAATTATGTTAGCTCGCTTGATATACATGGATTTCTAATATGTTAAAGCTCGCTCATTGTACGTGGATTTCTCTCATAGTCTAGCTCGCTTTTCTTACATGGATTTCTTCATGTCAATAGCTCGCTTGTCAAAATTGGATTTCTCAAAACTCATAGCTCGCTCTTGTTTAGTGGAATCCTCACAGTGTTTAGCTCGCTCCATGTTGTAGGATTACTCCTTTATTTTAGCTCGCTCAGACATGTTGGATTACTTCCTGAACATAGCTCGCTTCTACTACTCGGATTCCTTCTTAATCATAGCTCGCTTCAATCCATTGGATTCCTTGCTGATTCTAGCTCGCTCATACAACATGGATTTCTTGTGTTTCATGGCTCGCTCATAACGTGTGGATTTCATTCTTTGTGTAGCTCGCTCCTTATTCATGGATTACTTCTTGAAAATAGCTCGCTCCTATGTGATGGATTTCTCAAAGAAGATAGCTCGCTTTGTCATGGTGGATTTCTCGCTCCTTGTAGCTCGCTCTTGTTTGGTGGAGTACTTTTCCAATATAGCTCGCTCACTCAGTCTGGATTTCTCGCTAGTCTTAGCTCGCTCATTGACTTTGGATTTCTCCATTTTTTTAGCTCGCTCAGGAAAAATGGATTCCTCGATAACGATAGCTCGCTCTGTTCTAATGGATTTCTCTAACATGATAGCTCGCTTAGCGTTGCTGGATTCCTTTTTCCCTTTAGCTCGCACTCGAAGCGTGAGTTTCTTGAATATCACAGCTCATGAATTCTTCAGGAGCTCTAAAATCAGTGTGTCCTTTTATAGCATGTGCGTATGGTTTAGTCACTTCCAGTCCTTCAGCTTCTCTCCATTTCAACCATAAATGAGAAAGGAAGAGCTTGATCATCTTCCTCATTGCCATTGTGTCAACGTGTCCTAGAGCAAAATATCCGTCCTTCTCTACTCTATTCATCTTTCCTGTTTTAGTATTTTTTTCTTTAGGAAGCTGCGCAGATGGAACTATAGTAAATCCGTCTCCTTCTAATCTTTTTGTGAGTCTCTTTTTCTGTTCTCGATAATAATCATAGTATTCAGCTTTTGCTCTGATCAAGCTTTTAGCTAGTCTCCAGCACATTGATTTCAACATTTGATTGTAGTGCAGCTTCTTTCCAGTAGTCCGTCTTTCAGTTTTTCCATTCGCAGGAGCATATCCAGCATAGCGCCACAATTTAGAGATCATCGATGCTTCTTTAATGTCGATCAGTGATATGACTTTTCCGATGTTCAGATCTCCTACTCCTTTGACTTTTGAAAACCATTCATACGCAGGATGAGCTTTCACGAAATCTTTTAATTCCGTATCTAACCATGACTCAAAAAGAGCAGTCCGCTCCAGGATCTCATCCGTAAGCTTGCATTTCTTTTTCCTCTTAGAGAGATGAGTCCTCCTCACTTGTGCTGCTACTCTTGCTTTCTGGATAAAATAGAGTGCATTTGAAATTACAATAACTTTAGAATTTTGCATAAAATCCTCCTTAAAAAATTAATTAGGATCTACATCCACGATCCTTAAAAGATTTTCCTTGATTTTAACTTTAGTGATCTCCTTCAATTGAGAGATCAATGATAGAACTTTTTCTGGAGATGGTTCTTTCAGATCCCATCCTTTAGAGTCCGCTCCTATAGCTACAAAATCAGGAGCTATCATCCTGATCCAGTCAACCATCGTATTCAAATCGAAGTCAAGAATCGGCTCGATGCTGATCATTGTAGGAAAAGCAAGATCCATCATGTGAGTCACTCTCTCTTGAGGAAGAGGAGTAGTGGAGTATTTAGTAGTGAGAGAAGCTATGTTAGTCTCGATTGTAGTTCCTAATACAGTACGATGAGCAGGAAAGTAATCGATAAATTTCTTGAATCTTCCTGGATTCTTGCTTTGAAAAAGATACATATTCTCTGGATATTTCCTACAGTGTTCAAGAACATAGTCTATCCAATTTGGATGGACGCTTTCCGAGAACATATCAGTGGAGCTTCCTACGAAAATAATATTCTTAGATCCTAAATTAGTTTTGAGTTCCTTGAAGACAAGTCTCAGATCTCCTACTTTATATCTCTTCATATAGCAGTAGGAGCACTGATGAGGACAACGTCCTCTAATCGGATTCCAAGTGTGCGAGACGAAAGGATACATGTTTCCTTTTGATTTAGTTAAAGACATTTATTTCTCCTTGCTTTTTTTGATTATTTCTTCAAAGATTTGGAGGATTTGTTCAGGAATCTCACACTCTCCTTTTTTTAATTTCTCAAGATATTCATCTGTTTTCTGTTTGAGACTTTTTGGTTTTTCTCCTGTTGATAGTTTTTTTATCAGACGTTTAAATTCTTTAGGAACGCTGAATTCTATATAAGCATAAGTAGAATCGAAATCATCGTCATAATCTGTGAGATAATTAGGATGTTCTACAATATCATCAGGAAAATAGCTTTCTCTATTTCCTCCTCCATTGCGTGTGAAGAGAATGATTTTTGTTCCATCCTCATTCAAATAAATGTCTCTGAATCTTCCACTATTCCATCTGCTTCCTTTCTGATCAATATCTAAAATTGCAAGTAGGACAGGTGTTAAATAATTCATTCCATGTAAAATATTATAAAGACTCATTTGGATTCCTCCTTTTAAACAATTTTAAGATCATTATATTTTGTAGGAACAAACTCTGATTTTCCTTTGATATCAAGCGTGCTTTTTCCACACTTTTTACATTTCCAACTAGGAGCTACATTGTCATGGAAATTCCTGTCATCATAACAAGCAGGATGCACTTCTATTTCTCCGCATCCTTCACACTGATACTTGCCAGTAAAATCTCTTCTATGTTGATTTATTTTTTCTATGAGTTTCATCCACTTCTCACTTTATCTTTTGTCCTAACTCATCGATGATTAAGCGGAGGAAATTTCTCGCTACTTTCATCTTTATGTTGTAATGTTTCATTTCAGATGCACTTGGAATATAATGTGATTTTTTATCCATTATAAACATGTATAGATTTTGAACAATGAGTCTCGCTTTCTCTTCCATGAATTCATCATCTACTTCCAGCTTCAGCTCCACTTCTGGAATCGCTTCGATACATTTTTTGATAACATCTTGTTCATAATTCAAATTATAAATGACATCTTCATAAGGCTTTCCTGCTCCATCTTCATCTATGGAATGATCACAAGAAACACTTTCCAGGACTATCTCAATCATGTCTTCAATCCATTTGATATTAGCGTCATGAAGCTTAACAAGATCCTTCTGTATCCTCTTTTGTATTAGCTGATATGCTAGCTCGCAGCGCTGTTGATGAGGACATCCTGTCTCGCAAGAATAGTCATGTTCCTCTGCATGTTTTCGACATTCACTTCCCCAGTAATCTAATTGAGCTAATTGCTCCTTTCTGTGCAGCGTGACCAATTGGACTTTAGGAATATGCTTCAGGAGTTTATCCTTTGTGTGACAGCACCATTCTGTATGCAGCTTAACCATATTATGAGATGGAGATAATTCTTTGATTATTCCTCTGAGGATCATTCCATCGAGATTCCTATCTCCTTTCTTATTCATAACTTGAACTTCAACAAAATCTCCGATTGCCATATCCTCTACTTTCCAGTATGTTTCTCTTTCCATAATTTTTTCTCCTTTTGAGATCGCTCTGGAAGTTGACTCACTTTTCCTGAAGTAAGTAATTCAGTATAAACTGCTTCGATTATTTCATTAAAGTGGATCAGATAATATTTCTTATCTATGTGAAAATGTAGTCCTGCTCCAGAATAAGTGATGTCCATTTTAATTCCTCCGCACTCCGCTTCAACTAAAGCTACTTTAAGAAATAATTCTCGCTCTCCATGTTCATATAAAGGAACTTCTATAGTTGCGATCTTTTTTCTTTTTCTCATCGCTTCTCCTTTTTTGCAGTCAATAATTTTCCTTCCATATATTTCTGAAAGAAAGTAATCTTGCCATCAAACATATATGGAAGGAAGATCTCCAGTGCTTGAGCTTGTCCTGATGCTATGAGACTGAGCTGCGCATGAGTCCAGTCCTTTAATATTCTCCACGCTACTCTATAAGCTTTGTCCGCTCTTCTTTTCTCTGAATCTCTTTGAGCTCGGATTCCTTCAAACAAGATCTTCTCCACTCCTTCAACATTTGATGGAAGCTTGAACGCTTCATCCTGGAGCTTGAATGATAGACTGTGGACTCTTTGATCAGGAGTGTATTCTTTGATGATTGCTGCAGCTCCAAAGAGCGTGAGCAGCTTCTCTATTTCTAGGATGCTCCTGTCTGCTGGAACTTCAGTCGTGTAATTTTTAATATTAAATTTTGCTTTCATCTTCCTTCTCTCTTTCTATGATCACTAAGATCTTATCTGTGTGTTCCTTTAGCTGCTTTAAGTGATAAAGGAAATCATAATCAGTGGAAAGCTTCTTTCCTAGATCACAATATCTTTTGATCTCTAAGCATACTTCTTCATCTGTTCTTCCAGCATACATTCCACAGAGACTTTTGAGCTCCTGGAGAAACTCATCTAGATCTGCTTTGTTTTGCTTCCTTTCTTTCAGGATCTCTTTTGCTCGATCTTTAACTTCTTCCTTCCAGTCCGCTCCTTTTTTCTCTTCCAGGAGCTCATTGAAATGTTCCTGTGTCATCTTCTTTCCTAAGTACTTAATAGGAATTTTTGTGTGATAGATCGTATTTCCAAATTCCTTAGCAAACGCTTGAAAGAACTGGAACTGAATGGATTCCATCTCTCTCAGTACTGCTGGTTTTTTCTTCTTGATAGCGAAGCTCTTGTCCACATACATCAATCCAGCGATCTCAGGAATCTCAGATCGATCAATCAGATTCCAGGGGCATACGTAATAAAATTCATGACTGATTTCTAGAGCGTATCTATGCTTCTTATTAAATACTTCGACATCTCTTAGGAAATCTGATCGCTCCACTTTGATTTCAAAAGCTAGGATCTTATAATTCTTCATCCACAATCCTACTGCTACAGCGTCTATGCAGCTATACGTTGCAGCAAAGCTAGTCATTGGACGGAACTGCTTGAAAAAAGCCCATCCAGCTCCTGAGAATCTCTCCTCTAAAGCTATTTCCACTCGCTCTGCTCCTATCATTTTATCTCTTGCTCATTTTTTTGAAGTCCTCTCTCCTCCAGGAATCCATCCACGCTCTAGAATTCTCTCTATTCAGGAAGCGATAGTACTTCCTGTGGAGGATCTTTGTAGAAGCATAATTTTCTCCTGCTATGTCATTCCAGATATCGAAATAAATAATGTCAAACTTAGTTCCTTTTCTAGGATTGAATTTGAATATATCAGCATGGATGATCTTCACTTTGTCATTCAGTGGAAGCTGCTTTGTGACAAGATCTATGATCTCTTTGTGGATCTCAACTACAATTATAGATTCCACATTCTCTTTATCCTGGATGCTCATCAGTATTAATCCTATTCCAAGTCCAGCTATAAGCACTCTTCCATGCGCAGCAGCTACGAAATACATGTTGGATCTGATCTCCATTGGAGTATCCGTCATGACAGTCTCGCTCTTTTTATTATCACGCAGTCGAGTATAAACTCCAGGAACTAGATCATGATATTCATTAAACCAAAAGGAGCTCTGGAGCGCTGCTCCAAGTTTTCTTTTATTTACTTTATCCTGATCGAGATCTATGTGATCGATCTCAAAGCGCTTTCCTTTTATTCCTTCAGGAAAGTACTCCTTCATACTAAAAGCTTTTAATGTTTCCATCCGATCTCCTTACTAGCTCTCACGTGTTCTGCATCTCCTATTTGCGCTCTCTTCTTCTTCATGACTTCAGCATAATAATCTCCGATTTCTCCCTGGAAAAAAGGATCTCCTGATGGAGCAGTTCTCCATCGAAAAAGAAGCTCATTATAAGTAGCATTGTCTATCCATTTTTTCATTTCTTTTTCATTCATCTTCAGCTCCTTCTTTTTTAAACATCGCTTTCAGGATCTTACAGAGCTCATCGATTGTGTTAGCTATGCGTGTCTGTTCCTGCTTGTTTATTAAAAGAAATTTTTTATCGTCTGTCTGGACTATAGTGACTGAATAATCGCTTATAGATACTTTGTTCATCTTCATTCACACGTGGACATGATCTCTTATTAGATCCAGGATCTGATCCAGTGCAATAATCGCTACAGATAATTTGAAGTTGTATTTTGCCAGCTCTACTTTCTGGACTGCTGGATCTCGATATGGAGTTCTCTTTCTTCTTCCTATCTCATCTTTCAAGTGAGAGATCCTAGCTTTAAAAACTATTTCCAGCTCTTCTGTGAGCTGCGTTTTTAATAATGTTTGTGATCCCATTTAGATTCCTCCTTTAAGATGTTTTTCTACAAGATCCGATAATCGATCCAGCTCGATTTGTTTCTCTTCCTCTATCTTCTGGATCTCGGATCTGATTTCTTTCTGAGCTTTCTCTATTCTACGATCCACATTCTTTTGAGTGATTCCTGCTCCTATCATCAATCCAATGACCAGGAAGACTAAGCAGCACGCTCCAGTGATGAGAGTCTGCGCTCCGCTCCAGTCTATTTTTTCTATTTTATTATGTTCATTCATCGATAATTCCTACTCTTAGATCCTCAATTTTGAGCTCCTTCTGTGCTACTGTGCGAATCAGATGCTTCTTATCCTCCTCACTGAGTCTGTTCCATTCTAAAAGTGCCGTAGGAGTGAATTCAAATATGATATGAGCTGTGATCTCCGCTCTCACCATAGGAAAGACTTGCTTAGATTCCTTGAATACGAAGCTGCTCCTGTCTCCTTTCACAGTAAATAATTTCATAGAATCCTCCTCAATAAAGAGTAATTATATAAACATAAAAGTTTATATAATTTCTCTTTCTCTAGTATCGACTGTAAATGCGATCAGTCTAATTCCAGTTCTTTCTTTGTGTGTCCATCCTTTTTTGAGTCCATGTTCTTCAGCTTCAGCTTGTGATAAATCTCTATAGTCATTATTTAAATAGATCGCTAGAATCGAGCTTCCTTTTTTAGCTTTGTCTTCATGATAATCCTTGAGCGCTTGAATTACAGTAGGAAACATTTTGCTCATCCGCTCTTTCCAGTGAGGCGCTTCCATCAACTTTTTTCTTGCATCTGCTATTAGATCACTAAGCTTTCCTACTCTATCTTTTTCTACTCTCTCTTCCTCTTCAGAGAGTCTTAGCAGCGCATCGAGCTTATACTTCGCTTCTTTTAGATCTACAGTTCTCATCAGTGCAGCAGCAAGGACTTCAGCGAATTTCGTATAGAGCTCCTTATCACGACTAGTTAAATCTTCAAAAGCTGTTTCGTGCATTTTTGTCATAAAATCCTCCTTTAAATTTTGGCTGCAGTACTCCTTTTCTTCAAAGCCTCATTATCAAGATGAGCGATGCAAGAGGAGAGAGAATATCTCATCCAGAGTACTGCACCATTTATTTTTCCAAAAGTTTTATTCTTGATGTCATGAGCTGCTTCATTTCTTTTTCTGTTCTGTAGATCCTGTAACACTCTAGGAAGTGTTTCCTATCTCCAGGATGATCTTCATTCATGAAAGCAGTCCATCCTCCAAAAGCTTTATCTATAACTTCTTTCACCATTGGATCTTCAAATTTAGGATGTTCTGATCCCCAGGATCTTGATATAATTTGATTCCATGCCAGGAGCGCTTTGTCTTCCATAGCTCCGAGCGCAGCATCTCTAATATCTGCTGGTTTAGGAAGACCATTATACTTTCTTGTCATAAGAACTTTTATCACTCCTTCTCTGATCAGCTCTATTTTAATATCTCTGAGAAGATTGAAATATAATCCTACTCTTTCTTTCGATATCGGAACATCAGAGAACATTTCTTCCAGCGCTGCCATCAGCACAGAAAAATCCTTTAGATCATTTTGCTTCATGAGTTCCTTTCTCTAGTTCTCCTTCATACCATTCCTTAATTCCTGAGAATCTCTGCTTATCAATTCCTTTTGTTCCTCCTTTATTCTGCTGCGAAGTAAGCCAGTTGACAATGAATCTCCTGTAGTTGGATTTAGCTTGAGCTGGATTAGCGAGTAACCATTCACGCATCTTATAGAGCTCTATGATAATGTCACACGCAGGATAAGCTTGCTTCCATCCTTTGATATGCTCTTCTTTGATGTTGATCCACTTAGCATCCTCAAAGGAAAAAAACATCTGCTTATCTTCCTTCCTTCCTTCCTTCCTTAAACTTAAACTTAACTTTAAACTTAAGAGAGGAGTACTCCTGGAGTACTGCTGGAGTAGAGCAGGAGTTCTCTTTCCATAAGGAGGAATAACAGATTCTGCTTCTCTATCTTTTCTTATAGTTTGAAAATCAAGAAAGCGCTCCATTTGTAGATAAGGAATATCCTTCACTGCATATAAAGTGAGGAGCTCAACATCATCCATATCCACTAAACATTCTGCAATTTTCTTAACTGAATATTTTAATCTAGGAACACAATCCTCTTTTATATCCAGAGGATCTCCTGAGTAGCGTCCTTCACGATCCACGTGTGGATAGATCATGTGATATAGGAGTCTAGCTTTGTCTGTTTTTAGTGCTGCTAATTTTTTAGATTTACTGATACGTCTATCCATCATGCGTCCTCTTGCCATTAGGAGAATCCTTTAGTAGCAAGATCCTACATGATCTGAATTCCTCTGCAGCATAAAATCCTCCTAAAAAAGAAATAAAGCGCTCCTCCTTTTGCGAAACTAAAGATAGTGAATTTACAGACAGAGGAAGAAGGAGCGCTCAATTGCAATGTCGTACAAGATGAATTCACTATCACAGTGCTCAGACTCTAAATTAGGGTAAATTTGATGTCAAGGATTTTTTAATATCCTCTATCTATCTTAGCTCTCTCAAGTTTTGCTTTAAAATGTTCCAGCGCTTTCTTTCCATCCTCTTCAGTTTTAATATTAATGATCATCTGCTGATCTTCCTCTGTAGTCTGATATCCATATCCAGCGAATAAACGATGTACAAGATTATTTAATTCAGTTCTGATCCTATCCAATTCTGTCTCTTTTGGATCTTGATCTGGAGCTTTCTTTGCGGAGATCTCTGTAGGAGATTTTTTCTTAGCAGCTTTCTTCTCAGACTTTTTTGTTTCTGCTTCGAGCTTTTCAGCAAAATACTTATTGAGTTCTCTCATGCTATGAACAGTCATCTTTCCTTTGAGCTTTTTCTCTTCTTCTGGATCAAGTTTTATGTTCATAAATTCTAGAGTATTGAGAGTAGCTCTGAGCTGCGCTGCTAGCTTGTCAAACTCTACTTTCTGTGGAGAGTCCTCTATATCATCTTCAGCTTCTATCGGAACTAGCTTAGGATCTCTAGCTTTCTCTTCTATTTTCTCTTCCTTCACTTCTTCTTTTTCTGGAATCTTTTCCTCTTCTTTTTCTACTGTAATTACATCATTATCAGGACGGATCACTTCTTCTTCTGATAGATCAGGAGCTGGAAGCTGGATCGCAGGAGCTGTGAAAGGAAGTGGCTCTGCAGTCTTTATGACATCATCCCAGGACTTATATTTACTCTTGTCCAGATCCAGGAACATAGGATAATGGATTCCTTTAGCGACTTGCTTTCCAGTCAAACGCTGCGTCTTTGTTTTCTCTCTTGTGAGCTGGAGGAAGACTGAGGAGATGTTGATCTTGTTAGAGTAGCATCTCCAGATTATTTCACGTATAGCATTGTTCAAGTTCACTATTGAATTGAAGCTCTGTGTCGAAATCTGATAGACTCTCATGCTGTTTTCAAGCTCTGAGATCCGCACATTCATGATAGCTGCAGCTCCGCATTTTCCATCTTCCAGATAGTTGCAAGGACAATCGATTTCCACTAGCTCTCCTTTATCAAAGTCCACACAATGAGCTTTAGTTCCGTCTCCTTTACACAGCAGCTTATCCATTCCATAGCGCTTGAGATCCTGAGAGAAGATCTGCTCCAGCTTATAGCTTAGAGGAAGCTTGACGTGCAGCAGCTTAGGCTCTCCTGGATAAAACTCGATGAGCTCAGGACTGTCCTTCAGAACAAAATAATCCTCCTCATGCGGACGATGAATCCATCCAGTTCCTAGACACATCCTACATTCTGGATTTGCTCTTCCATCTTCAACACATCGACATCTTTTTTCTGTCTTGATCCTAGTTCCGAGACGGATCTTTCCTGCTCGCTGATAGCGAATAATGTCTGTGATTCCTTTTATCGGCATTTAATCCTCCGTTTGAATTTTATTTTCATTGCTTCTTTTAAAATTCCTCTTATCATGGGTCTAGAAATTCCTCCAGTTCCTAACCATGAATATATTAACCATTTTCTAAATTCCTTTATATCTCTAAGATTCAACTTTGCTCCTTTCAATGCTGGAGTTTGTATTGCTGGATGTCGAATTTTTGTTCTAGCTTTTGCTTCAATTCCACTCACTCTGCTTCCAGTTATTTTGAAAATAGCTCCAATTTCTTTTAGAGTAAAAATCTCTCCTAGAAGTCCACTTCGTAAAAAGAAAATAATAGCTTCTCTTCCTTCTAAAAATCTAAACGCATAAATCAGCGCATCTCCTAATTTTTCTGCGAGATGAGGATCTATTTTTTTCCAATTATTTCTAGAGACTTTCTTAGACAACTTTTAAATGTCTCCTTTTTTCACTGGATCACTTGTCTCGAACTGGAGCTCAGACGCATCTCCAAAGAATTCATCTTGACATTCTTGACATAGAGCAGAGATCCAGTATTCCTTTTCAGAGAGTGCGTCTTTGAACTCCTTAGCTTCCTTCCTGCACTTAACACAGAGCTTCTTTTCCAGCGCTTCTCCAGTACTTATTCCAAATACACTTTTAGCTGTGGAATCCAGGACGTTCTTTATTTTTTTGTTCTTAGCTTGATATCCATTCTGCTGCATTTTATCTTCCTGTGATTTGATTTCTCTACGTAACCATTCTTCAGGAGTCTCTCCTACTTTTTTGAGATTCACAAAGAAATCCACTAGCTTTCCACTAGTTGTAGGATTATCTTTGATCTTAATCTCCTCATCATTTGTAGTGATGGAGAATTTACAAGGAGGACAGAGCTCCTCTAATCGCTTGATCATCTTTGCTCTCTCCTCCTCTATATGTTTGAATCCTTCTTTAATTAATTGTTTAGCGTTCACTTTCTGTTTCCTCCTTTTTGACTTCTTCTTTTTTCTTAAGTATGCGGATGGAGAATTCCACTTTAGGAGACTTCGCTCGCTGGATAGCTTTAGCGCTGATATATCCTTCTTCTATTCCTTTAGCAATAAGCTTCGTCACAGGCTCTGAGATCTTAGAATATTTTGTAGCTCCTAATCTCTTAAGCAGATATTCATTATCCAGGACTTCTTTCACGCTTTTTACAAGTCCTACATTTTTATCCTCTGAAATAGGAAAAGTTTTTGTTTTAGTATGAGCAAAGTAATTCATGAAGACTTTCTTGATTCCTTCCTCTTCCTTTTTTAATGCTGCTGATTCTGCTTTCAGATCCAGGAAGCGAGTACTTAAAGAGAGCAGGATTTCTTGTTCTGGACGTTCATCTGTTAGGATCTCTGGAGCTGCTTCCACAGATTTAGGATCAGGAAATCCTTTCCAGCACCAGTGATGATATCTACAGAATTGACACATGTAATAGTCTCTAGCGTAAGGCTGATCCACGATCTTTCCTTTCTCGATAATAGTTTCCTTCATCCACATAAAGTGCTCTCTGATTGCTTTCTGTCTTTCAGGATCTGGAGCTGCTGTCCATCCTACTAGCGGTTCATCCAGCATCAAAGATCTGTCCTTATATAAGACTCTGAGATTGCGGATCTTGATTCCTAGCGTCTTCAGTCTCCTGCTCCATCCAGCAGCAAGCAGATAATACTGTCCTTGATCATAGTCTCCTTGAGCTACTTTAGTCATCGCAGGAGAGTTCTTAGACTTGATTTCCAGGAGATCGCAGATTTGCCATCCGTTCTCTTCTCCTACTGGAATGAGCTCATCATAGTATCCTGTAGCTCCAGTCTCAGGATCTTCCAGGAATCCTTCTGGATTCCGTCCTCTCTTCCTTTCTTCCAGTCTTCTTTGGATATCCTGATGATGATAGTTTCCATCAGCAAAAAGCATGAGTCCTTTTATTGTGTAGTCTCTAGCTACTTCTGGAGAATGGAACATAAAATAGATCTCTCTAGGACATCGATGAACATCGCTCATGTAGAGATTTCTTCTCTTCTGATCTCCTTTCTCTTTGATCTGTCCTCCTCTTCCATGCTTAGACTCAAAGCGATAGTTCTCAGATATCCATTTAACTATTTTACTATCTCTTACTACTTTGAGATCCTTTTGTTCTCTTAAAATTTTAGCTATCATAGCTCCTCCTTATATTTATAAATGATTTTCATCTTTCCTCTTTCCTCCTCTGAAGACTGGAAAAATTTTAACATCGAGAATTGCTTCTCCAGTTTTAGGATTAAATTCAGCTCCTTCGATCTTCTGATCTCTCTTTGTATTCCAGTCGTAATTCCATTTTTTAGCGAACTCATAGAAAGTGCCTCGATTAGGAGCATCGAGTATAGTCTCAGGAATATTCGCTATGCTGCAGAGCTCCGCTTTTTCCATGATGTATTTAGGACTCTTTGCTAAGACTCCAAAATTATTCTGCATCAGGATTCCAAAGACTACAGCTTGTCTCAGATTCATAAATTTCATACATCGCTCCTGTTTCTTTCCGATTCTAGATCCATTAGCTTTTGTGTCAAATCTTCTTTCTCCTTCTCCAGCTCATCCTTATCCGATTCTAAGCTTGAAATTTCATCTTGTAATCCTTTAATATCATCCTCCAGTTTAGCATAACATCTAGCACAATAACTATCCTCGCCATCATCCATAGAGCAGCTACATTGATTGCAGTCTATATCAAATTTGATCATGTCGCTGTCTCCTGTTTGTGGATCATGCGCTCGATCCAGTAGCGGATTCTAACTCCATGAATAACAAGATCATCTTCTCCTTTGATATTAGCTACAAATCCCCATTTGAAATCCTGATAGAATCTCTCTGCTTTCTCTCTATCTCCATCCAGGAAATCAACTAGGATGGAGAGCGCTGTGTCCGCAGCTCCTGATCCTCCATATCCCCAGTTGAATCCATCGGGACTGTGCTTCTCAATGTGAGGAAGATCATATTCCTTTTCTATAGCTAGGACTTTGATCTTCAGCGCTCCTACTTCATTTGTCCTTTCTCCAAAGTAAACTTTTTTATCTTGCTCCTTTACACTTGACATAAAAGCCTCCTTCATGCAATACTCGGAAGGATTTTATAGTGTGAGGATTTTTCAGACACTATCCATTCCTCCACATAGAATCCTCCTTATGAGGAGCTGTGTAGCGCCAGCTTGCAGCTCCTTTTTTTTTGAGCAGTTTTACATCATGCTCAGGATGCGGTCTGAAATAGTAAAAGAAACAGTATCGCTTCCTAACATCACCTCCTTTTTTATGGAATAGAGATTACTCCTTCAAATTTCATGAATGGAATTGATTGAGAATAATTATAGAATCGATGAGATCTGATCATCACACTATCCTAGTGCATCGGATATTAGCAAACCCTAACTGCTTGTCAAGTGTTTTTTTGGTAAAAAAAAAGGAGAGGATGATCAGTCCTCTCCTTTTTCAGAGCGCTGCTTTCTGCTTTAAGATCCTTCTATGAGACAAGATCCTGGACGTGTGCAAGTTCCGATGCGTGGACCCTGAGTATTTGAATTCTTACAGAATCCGAGCACTGATTCTTGCGGTCTGAGTGGAACTCTTCTGATCTCAGGTTTTGTGTAGCGTTTTTTCTTCTTCATTTGTCCTCCTTTAATTCTCGACTTTTGTAATGTGAATTTTTTCTATAACAGCTTTTGTAATTTCTTTAGGAGTCTTGATCTTTGATATGCTTCTACAATCTCTAGTGGATATCCATGCGAGCATTTTACTCCTTTTCCATCCTTGATAGAAATAGACTTTATTCGATTTCCAGTTAGTCTTCCTAGTTATTATTCCAACAGTCAAAGCAATAGCTCCAGTCATGGTGAAGAACTTTTCAGGATTCAATTCCTTAAGAACAAAAACATGGAAGTCAACGATTCCTGAATTGTTTTTTCCGAGCGATACATGAACATAATCAAAACCATTTTTAGTGAGCGCCTCTGATATTCCATATTCAATGTCTTCAAGACTACGTTTTGAATAATCATCTGCATAAATCGCTATTCCACATAATAAAAATAGAAGTAAGAATATTTTAATTTTCATTGTTCCTCCTTAGTCTAAGTTCGCTCCACATGCAGGACAGGAAATAGTCTCAGTCAAAATTGTAGCATTGCAAAATGGACATTTCTTGATAACTTTCTTTACTGCTTTTTGAGCTTTGATTCCAGCTTTAGCAAACTTTTCGAGCTTCTTTGTGAACTTATCTGCTCCTTTATCAAAGTCTTTGAGGATCTTTTTATCAGCAGGATCTTTAGCGATCTGAGCTCCTTTCTGCTTCTTCTTAGTATCTTCCTTCCTACTCCTGGAGATCGTCTTGCTACGCTCCTCTGAGCGCTTTACAGCAGCTTTTTTTGACTCTGTTCTGATCACTTCCTTAGCTTTCTTTTTGTCTTTGATCTCCTTTGCTTTTTTTCTGATTCCGGTTAGCATCGCTCTAGCTGCAACTTTCCTCATTCCTTTATCCTTTTGGAAGCTTTCTTCAGCGAGTTCTACAGTATGTTCAAGATCCTTATATCCAGTGAGGAGAAGAGGAACTTGATAATCGATGAACTTATTCAGACGTTCATTTTTCCACTGGATTGTGAGGAGCGAATTCTCTCTCATGATTTCAGTAGCTGCTCCATGCCATCCATGAAGAGTAGTAGCGTATCTCGATTCCTTCACGTAAAAGAGATCATAGAATTGTGGAAATTTTGAGCTAGGAATTAGATCCTGTTTCATAGCAGCTACAGTGAGGAGAGAAGCTTGATCATAAGTGATCTTAGTCGCCTTGAGTTTCTCATGCCATTTGTGAAACTGATTCATCTTAGGAAGCAGTGCATCCAGCGCTTCTTCAGCATAGAATTCTATTTCCTCAATCTCCAGACTTCCTGTGTGCTTACGAAAAACTACAAAGTCTCCTGAGAACATGAGATTGTCACAGACAATGATCCGCTCTCCAGCGCACAGTCCTACACTGTGAGTCTTATCAATTGAATTCCTGATTCCGATTGCAAGAGTGAAGTCTCTCTTCTGTGCTACTAGGACTTCTGATCTGCTCCTAACTTCCCAGGATGCGAACATCTTGGAATTCTTTCTGATCGAATATTCCTTTCTCTCTACAGTGAGATTGAACTTCTTGCAAGCTGCAGCTACAGCATCTAGGACTACTCCATGTGAGAAAGGATGCCATGATTCAGTGAAAGTCGGTTGTGGCTCGGCTCTCACTACTTTTTCCGTCACTCTTTCAGTGACTCCTTTTGTAGTTGATAACATATAATCCTCCTTTGATTTTAATTACAAACTTCCAACTATTATATAGATCTCACTCTTTTTGAGATCTCCAAAAGTTTGCTGATACACCATCAATGCTATCTCTTTTCCTTCATCCAGAGCAGCGTCTATATGTTCTGCTTCTACATCAAATTCTAGTTTTATTCCTTTGTAGATAGTCTTGATTGAAAAATCTTTCATGTGTCCTCCTTTTCAGACTGTTGTTTTCTGATCCTGCTCCAGCTACTCTTCTTATCACAGTCCTTTCTGAATTTGTGCATAGTGAAAGTTTGATATTTTCCCTTGAATCTCTTGCTCTTTCCTTTGTCAATCCTCCATCCACATGCACAGCAGTACGGACGGAGATCTCGCTTCTGATCTCCTAGCGCTCCAGAGAACATGCGATTAAGAGCTGCTGAAGCTGATCGAGCTGCAGTGAGTCTCCTGATATTCTCTTCACTGATATCAGTGGAGAGATCCTTTCTAGGACAGTTCCAGCGTGTAGTTCCAAATATTACTGTAGTCCTATTAGATCCTCTGCTTAAATCTCTCTCTTTAATTCCGATTTTTCCACAGAGATCATAACGAGAATCAGTGAAGATTAATTTAGATCCTCTAGGAAGCGCAACGATTTTTAAGTTACGATCTTTAGCTTCCTGAGCTCTTATTCTTCTCCATGCCTCATCCTTCTTTTTAGACAGATATTTATCGAGCTCAGAAAGCTGTCTGTACTCCAGTCTAGAGATCTGCTGTTTGATCCTTGTTAGTTTCTTATCCATAGATCCTCCTTTAAAGAGTCTTTCCATCCAGCGTGACAGTGACTACTGTTCCTACGCATCCTGTTCTGGACTTTCCATAGATCTTATCGAATTGAGCTCTATCCTTAGCTGTGGAAGTCCATTCAGCGAACTCCGATGGAACTCCATGATCCAAGTTGTCATTCGTAGAACAGTAGATAACGATGCTTCCATCCAGTTTAGTGAATCCAAAGAAATTTGAGTATGCTACATCCATGATCATCACTTGCATCTTAAGCTGATCTTCTTTCCTTTGAACTTTTTCCGAGCAGCAGTTTGAGCTTTTCTATCAGCATCAGCTCTATCTATAGCATCAATTTTGAGATTTCCTAATTTAGTTCCTATAGAATCAGTCACAGCAAAATTGAATGAAATCATTCTCGCAGGAGCTTCCTCTTTCTTCCTTTCCAGAATAGCTAATATTGAGGATCTCTCTTCTTCTACATTCACTGGAATAAAAGTCACGTCCTCTTTCCTGTCCTGTTCCTGGAGCTGGATTGTAGCTAGATCGTGGATCATCTCTTTGATGTCATCTGCACAAATGTCATCAAACTTGAGAATAGATTTGATCCTAACTCCGATTCTAATGAGAGGTTTTTTATTCCTCTCATTAACGATACATCCACTAAGATTGTCCATAGATACCTCCTTAAAATTTTTTTATCTCCTCCTTCTATTCATGAGATATAAAATTTGTAATTCGCATCTCCGATATCAAACTTGATAAAAGAGAAGCTGCTTCCTGCTGGAAAAATGTATCCTTCATTTGTGTCGTATCCACTTCCATCTTTGATCCAAGCATAAAAACATCGAGCTTTTTTTATAAGATCTCCAGTCATTTTCATGTCACCATTCCGTTGCTTCTCTCTGATTCTTTTCTGCAGTAGTTCTCGCTTGTTCGCTTCTACTTTTTGAGCTAGCTTCCTTCTAGTCCATTCACTCGGATTGATATCCAGATCTTTAAAAAGTTTCGTGAGCTTCGCTTGAGCTTCAAAAGCAGCTTTGCTTCCATCTTTATGACTTACTCTAAACATCGCAGTCACATGAGCATTATTCTCTTTGATCTGCTTATCAATTTTTTTAGAGATTTCTTCAAATTTTGTTATGTCCATAGATCCTCCTTTAGATGATATTTGGAAAGCTAAATTCAGCATAGAATTCTTTATTACAGGAAGTACATTTTTCTACGTGATCATCAGTTCCACAATCAATAGTATTTCCACAGTAAGGACAGTTCACATAAAATTCATCAGTAGTTTTGATGTAGCATTTCTGGAGCTTTTTTCCATCATGCTGAATTATGCCATCAGAAAATTTTGATAAACCCATAGAATCCTCCTGGAGAGAGACCGAGAATAAAGAGAGAGGATAAGGATCTAGGAAGGAATTTCCTAAAGGAAGGATGTAAAGCTAATCTCAGTCTCTCTCTCATGTCTATAGTATAATATAAGGATTTTCCTATAGCCTGTCAAGAGCCTAAATGTAGTGTTTTAAATGACTTGAGGGAGTGGATCTTACAATCTACTATTTCTGAGCAGATTATTAGCTTTTTTTCTTTTTTTTATCTTCTTCTTCTGCTGTTGGATCTAAAGTAGCAAATGCTTGAGCGACTATCAAAGTGGAACTCATTCCTGAAGGATATCTTCTGTTTATGAGTTTTTTGAGCATTTCGACTTTATCAGATTTTAGATCCACAAGTCCATTTGAAGTATGAATTTTTTGAGCGAGATTCCACATATCAAGCTTTTTATCCGATGGAATTTCCTTCGCTCTTTTTGTCATAGGATCTAATTCCACAGGAGGATTAACAAGAACGTCTGTACAAATTTTTTTCAAAGTCATAGCAGCTCCGAGCTTCAGGATCGGAATATTATCTTTATCTCTTTTAGGATTTCCGTCCTTATCTTCATCGATGACTAAATCTTTTAGATCCTTTCCGTCCAGTTGTTTAAATTTGTAATTCATGTCTATTTGCATTTTAATCTCCTTAATAAATATTTAAGAACCGATAGCTTCTATTTCAGTTTTTAATTCAATGAGAAAATCATTCCATTTTGTTATATTTTCTACTTTTCCAGCAAAGCTATCAATCTCGTCTTGAAGATCATTTACTATCATAGTCCTTACAAAAGCTGGACTATGTTCAATGAAATTTTTGACTTGATCCCAGCTAGTATAGCCTTCTAATCCTTCAATAAATTTTCTTTTAGTGATTTCTGCTTTCTTGTTTTCAAGTTTTTCTTCTTCTGAATCGGGCATTTTTCAATCTCCTTTTTTATGATTTTATTTAAGGAACGTAAGCTACTTCATGCTCTGTTCCAGCCCCATCTTGAAAATAAAGTTTATTATCATCTTTAGTATAAATTTTGCCATAATTAACATCTGCTGTAGGAGTAGCTATTTCTTTAAGCGTGAGACATCCAGCTTCAATAGAAAGTCCTATCATATTAACTGTAGGAACTAATCCTATTCCTACTTTTTTATCATCTGTAATACGGACTGCCAATGCTCTCCCGACTGAGCCTATCAGAGTTGTTTCAAGATTAAGATATGTTCCTTGTTCTGTAGGAGTCCAGTTCTCAGCAGCTTTAGCGATGACTACGACTTTACTTCCAGTAACCCAATCAACGCCATCGTGTCCAGTAAATCCCAAGAAGCCTAAAGTCGTGCCTGATAAAGTTGCTCCTGGAGCGTCATAGCTTGCTCCTGAGCATCTCCTCATTAAGAATCCTGGATCTACTGTGCTTTGCAGATCGAATCGTTCATTATTAGAATCGCCATAAATAAGAAGAGAACCATATCCAGCCGGCATAGAATTAACATCACTACAAATCGAAAGAGGACGATCTGAATCCAGCACTCCTATTCCTACTTGACCAGTAGGACTTATACTAACATCTGCAGCTTTCCCCCCTATTTTCGCTCCAGAAGAAAGGACAATATCAGCGTCATAATCAAAGCTGTCCCGATAGATCTCAAGTCCATAGCAGAGAGTAGCTATATCAGCTTGAAAATTTTGAGCAATTCTTATCCCTACAGCTTTAGTAATAGCTCCAGACTCGCCATCCAGGATGATTTCAGCTCCTCTCATCACTGTAGTTATATCGTAAGTTTTAGCGTCTGCGCTTATGGAGAGTCCTTCAAGGACAGCGATATCGTTTCCTGTCTCTCCAGGTCTTCCTGCTCTTGCTTTGAGCTCCAGAGCTCTTATAGTTCCTGTAGCAACTAGCGCTCCATTTGAAGCTTGAATATAAGCTCCTCTCAGAAGTCCAGTGAGAGCAGTCACGTCATCTTGATAAGCATCTATTCTTAATGCGTATGCTCCACTTGCGGATGTGGATAAACGGACTAAATCTATATATCCAGAAGCTTCCACTCCCATTTGAAGGATTTCAGCCCATGCTGAAGTCTTGCGATGATAAAGTTTATCATTTGTAGTTTTAGACCACAGAGATCCAGCTTGAGGATTTGAAGGAGCTCCAACTGCTCTCCAATTATCCTTCATTCTTTCAGCTTGCTGGAAGCTGAATATGTCTCCTACTACGAAAGGATCTCCATTTGCTAAAGTCATTTTAAGATCTCCTTTTTTTTCATAATAACTACAGATAATGTTAGTGAGTATTTTGTGATCAATCTATCACTAGCTGATCCTTTAAAGATATCTATATCAGAAGGAGTCACGTGATCCTCACTCTTGCTGATATGAAAAGTAAACGTATCTTCTAATCCAGGACTCGCAATTTTCTTTATATGATTTTTCCATTCCTCATGAAGTGTTATGTCCATCCATGTTTTTGCAGCATCTTTTATTTTAATTTGAAAAGTGATTTCAGTGAACCTGAACAAGCGTTCTTTAATTAACTGATCAGTCATTAGCTCATTGAAACTCAATCCACTTCCTGAATAAAGAATTCCAAAAGTTTTTTCTATCCATTTGAAAATTTTTAATCTCATTTTATAGTCCTAAAATTTCATTAGCAAAGATCTTCCCTGGATCTCCATTTGCAAATTTCTCTGAGATCTCATCACAGCAATAAGCGTACATTTTATCACTGTCTGAAGCTACATTATAATTAGAAGCAATAAGCGTCTCATCTCCTAGTATGAGATATTGACGGAGTAGATACTGGAGATCTACAGCTTTGACTCTTAATTTTTTTGCTCTGATATCATACTGGAGATCCTCCACATAATAATAGCGCTCCACTTCTCCAGATCCATCAGCACTCAATCCATAAGGATCTTGAAATTTAAAGCTCTGATGGATATCAAGTTTTTCCATCCACCAAAGAGGAAGCACGATATCTGCTGTCCTGTATCCTTCTCCTCTCTTTAGAAGCTCTGATCGAATTAGAGATCTAATCCAAGTAGCGGAGCGTGACCAGCATATATTCCACATTTTATCTCTCTGCTCTTCTTCCTCTTCTACGATCTTCACGATCTCTTCCTCTAGTATCTTCTCTTGTCTCATCGATCTCTTCTATTAGATCTGCTTTCTCATCCTCTTCTCCTGATTTGAATTTATCTGCTGAAGGATAATAATCAGATTCAACTTTCACTCTATTTATAGATTCATCCTGATTCCATTTTCTATCTGCAGATTCTTGGAGATCCGCTTGATCAAAAATTAATAGATCTGAACTATAATTCGAGATGTCTTTTTTTCCTATTTCTAATCTTCCATCAGTAGCTACAAAAGCTTTTGTCTCATAGTCAAATAATAATTGTTTCATTTCAGTGGATGCTCTTTGAGTATTTTGAATAATAAGTCTTCCTGATGTTTCCTCCGCTATGCTTTCAAAGAGCGCAGCTACTTCATCAAATGAATAGCGCACGATATCTGCGAGTCTTACTTCCATGATTTTAGTTATATAATGAAGCAAGATATAAGCTGGATTTTCGATATATCCGTTTACAGAATTCCAGTCTTTGAACATACATCCTTTACAATCAAAAGTGATCACTTTATCATCTTGTCCAGCTAATCTGATATAAGTTCTTCCTCCATGATCATAGAAGACAGTCCATCCTCCTACTACTGAGTAGTCTGAATAGACTGCATCTATGCTCTTTAAAGTTCTGTATGAAGCAAGATACACATCAGCACTCACTTGTGCAGCTTCTACTGCTCCTGGATATTTTCCTACTCCTAAGACATTGAGTCCTAGCACTTCGGGCATCGCAGCTCCTACATAATCATCACTCAAATTAGGATAATCTGCTGTAGTGCAGATCCTCTTAGGAACAGTTTTATTAAAAATCTTCTGAGCTAGATCCTTAAGCACAACTTTAAAAGATGTTCCTTTTAGATGATAGTCATCCACTATCATTTTTAATAATGGAATTTTCCAGGATTCAGGCTCATCCATTTGCGCTACAGCTATTTCCACTTCTTGATTTTTCAAAACAGGATAGTCATGAAGAGTTATGGAATAATCTTTATTATGATTTGATAGATCCAGCTCCATCGATGTTCCTTTAAAATTTCCAGCTTTATCATTTACAGCTCTATTGATACTTGAATAGTTGAGCAGGAATCCACGATAAATTTTATTGCTAGTCCTCACGTCCATTTCAGCGATAGGCTGTTGGAATAAAGTTCCTTGTCTATTTTTAAAACTCATGTTTATTAGCATCATAGGAGATCTCTTGGATCTGAATCCTTTCTCCACATAGTCATCGTCTATCAAAAAAGTGAATCTATTTCCTTTATAAATTCTTCCTAAAGGATCAGTCCTCCAGTCTCCAGCATAACCTTCAGGAAAAGCGAGAAGTCCTCCAGCATTATACTTTCTTAAATATAATTCATAAGTTCCTTTTGCTAAAGTTGGAAATCTAGCTGATGGAATAATAATTTCAGTATTAGTGACTGTGAAATCTGCAGGAGAAGCAGTCCTCCTCAATGTAGTAGTTCCTTGTCCTTGCAATCCGATAAAATCTATGTACAGAACATTATCCTCCCAACCGACTGCGTGAGCTCCTGGATTTGAAGCTCCTCCTTCATCCATTTCTGCATTGCTATTTTTAAATCCTAATCCAGTGAGGATCAGCTCTTTATTTCCTGTTGTCTTAGCATATTTAACAGAAAGACTGTTCACTATAGGATTGAGATAAAAGACTCTCAAGCTGCTCGGTTCACAAGATAAATAGACTCTTTCTGATGGAGTAGATAATCCAGGATTAAAATTTGATAAATAACCACAAAGTCCTAATCTGAAAAGTTCTTCTTGATATTTATTGACAAAGCATCCTACTCCAGCTCGATATGCTTCCATAATCAAAGGATAAAGTTTAGGAAGATCTGCCATTTGAATATCACCAAAACCTGGATTTCCTATCATATAAGGAGGATTTCTATCCCAGAGATTAGTTCCATCATAATGTCTTCCAGTGACTTTATATTTGTGCCAAACTTTAGGAGATGAAGGATCATTCAATATGCCATAAATTAAATCACAATCGTCCAATGCAGGAGAACATGTATCTAATGTCTTTGCTAATATAAGATCTAAATGAGCTTTCACTGTCACGTCTAATCCATCCACTAATTCAAAATCCTTTTCTTTAGGAATGAAGACAGGTCTGAATTGAGTTCTCACATTGGTTGATAAATACCCATATCCTAATTTGCAATATCTATAATGAGTAGTTGTCCAATCTGAAGGATCTGCGAAAGTTCCTGGAGGAGTAGGAGCGATTCCTTCTATATTCGCTGAATGGAAAAGTATAAATTCTTTAAATGGAATCATTTTAGCTCAACATAGATAATCCTTTAGTTAGTTCTTTTAGTGTGAGACTCCAATCCAGGATATCTTTTGGAGAATGATAAACTCTGTCCGCTAGGAAATCTCTTCCTTCAACTTTAACATAATAACAGTGACAGTATGTATCATCAGGAATGAAAAGGAATCTTCCTGCAGCTCCTTTTATAGTAGAGAGAAAAGTCCTTATCTCATCGATCTGTCCTCTAGTAGTTTCTTTTCTCGGACTCAACATAAATCTTAAACATTCTGAAAGATAAGCATCATGATCCTGATCATAATGAGTAGGAGTGCTTGCTACATTGATCCTCAAAGACTCGCTATCCTTCATGATATGAAAGAGCGAGAAGCTGCTCCATGTATAGAGTATGAACTCTCCTACTTCTGTGTTGAAATCATTAGTTGCATCATCGATGTCCAGAACCCAGTATTGATAAGTTTCATCAATTTTTTTATATAGATTATTTACTCCAGTGCAAAGACTGAGATCCGCAGAGTAATCAGGATTATCCCAGTCTCCTCCAGCCGGAGGATCTGCAGCAGCAGCTTTGATCTTCAGTAAAGTAGGAGCTAGGAAATTATGATTCACAACTGCAACTGCAGTGATATTCAATGGAGAGAGTAGATCTATTTTAATTTGATTTCCAGTCTTAGCATTGAATCTGAAAGGAATTGAAGGAAGCTGATTATAAAGATTTTCTTTATTAAAATATCCACTTGGATCTACGCTAGTCACAGATTTTACTGTGTCCACATTTACTCTATTTCCAGGAACATAGATCAGACCCATTTTAAAGTCTCCTTTTTAGAGCATTATTCATTTTAGTATTCGCTTCATTGACATTCAATTTTATGCTTTCTACGATCTTAGGAATGATCACATTCTCGGTTATTTCTGCTACTCCTGCAGCATCCAGCGCTCTAATATCGAATATGTTCTTTATATCAAAAATTGTCTGTCCTCCTCCTCCAAATCCTTTCTTAATATCCTTCCAGGGAATCACTCCTTCAGTTCCTGCTTCTCCTATCACTGCTAGAGTCGGTTTCGTCACCACAGCTCCTTCAGCGAGCTTTATCGCTCCAAAGAGCGCAGATACTCCAGCAATCGCAGCTCCTACTAAAGCGAGATTCAGAGGAAAAGGAATTGAAGTCATGACTGAAGCAATTATTCCAGCTATAGCTTCAGCTTGCTTTGCCAGGATATTTTTCATCGCTGAAGTAAGTATTCCAGTGACAAGATCTTTGAGTGCTCCTATAGCGGATTTTGTGAATCCTTTGAAAGCTTCTGCTAATCCAGTGAGGATGCTTCCTCCTTCTTCACCCCATTTTTCAAAAGCGTCCATGATTCCGTAGATTCCATCCTGCACTACATTGGACATCGCATTGAACGTAGCTCTTGTGAGCTCATCCATAGAAGCTAAAGTCTCCTGAAATTTTTCAGCTTCTGTTTTAAAAGATTCCGATATTGCTACGAAATTCGCTGGAACTTCCTCTCCTAATCTTCCATATAATTCTATTATCTGATCAATTATCTTTTCCTGTTCTTGTGGATCGATATGTTCTTTCAATGAATCCCAGTTCTTTTCCAGCTTCGTAAGTTCTACTCCGAGCTGCTCTCTAGTTTTTACTCCAGCTTCCTCTGCTGCTTCTCCTAGCTGTTTCAAATAGAGAATTCCTTCCATTAATTGAGGAGTAAACATTCCTCCGATGAGTCCGCTAGCTTTTCCTATTTCTTTAGTGGATTCTTTTGTTTTTTCAGTGAGTGAAGAGAGCTCTTTATTTGTTTTTTTAACAGCTTCAGTATAAGTCTGAAGTGAGATCTTCTTATCATCCAAAGCTTTCTTCAAGCTTATAAGATGTTTTTCGAGCGCTGCGATTCTATCCTGCTTTTCTTCTATTGTTTTTAATCCGATTTTGTGAAGATAATCAATCCATTCCATAGTAGCATCGCTAGTAACTTCGATTCCTTTTTTATATTTATCAAGCTGATCAGTGAGTCCTTTAAAAGAATCTTTTCCCTTATCAGCAGCAGCTCTCTGTTTATCAATTTCTTCTTTATGTTTTTTGCTAACTGTAGCTAAAGCTTTCTGGAGCTCCACTCCTTCTTTTCCTTTATAGATCGCCATCGTCATAGCGACTATATTTCCTTTGTATTTATTAGTAAGTTTTCCAAATTCTTCTCCAGTCATACCAGCTTCATTCTTCATGTCGATGAGTTTCTGTTTCAATGATTTTTGAGCTTCGATCAAGCGTGCTTCAGCTTTCTCCACTTCATTTACAGCGCTTTTATATTTAGTCCAGAGGACAATTCCTCCTATGATTGCAACTGCAATAATTCCGATAGCTGCAGTCACAAGAGTAAATGCTCCAGCGAGAATAGTTAATCCAGTAATCAATGCTGGAAGAGCAGAAATCAACATTCCTACGATCATCAGGATCGGACCCAAAGCTGCGAGTAAAGCTGCAAAAGCTATGATTGCAATCTTCAATCCTTTAGGAAGTTTTCCTATCCATTCGACTAAAGGAATAATTACTTTATCGATGAATCCTTTGATGATAGGCATCAGGATTTTAGAGATCTGAATCGCTACTTCTGTGAGAGCTGATGTCAAAAGTTTAAAGCTTCCTTTGAGAGTATTGATCTGCATTTCAGCCATCTCGCTAGCTGCAGCAGTTCCTGTAATAGTATCTTGATATTCGAGCAGCTTATCAGCTCCAGCTCCGAGCAGAGAAACCATAGCTGGACCCGCACGCTGTCCAAATATTTTAAAAATATCTCCTGTAGTCGCTCCACTCTTTCCTAATGTAGCTACGATTTCAGCTAGACTGTGAGTCTCAGGATTGAGATCCTCCATTGAAATTCCGAGTCCTTCAACAGATTTTGTAGTGGAAGCATTTGCTTCAGCGAGTCTCCCCATAATTCCTTTAAGAGCAGTTCCAGCCATTGAAGCATCGAGTCCTGCATTGTACATGACCATGAGAGCTGCTCCTGTCTCCTCCACTCCTTTTCCTAAGCTCTTCATAACTGGACCCGCATAAGCCATCGATGTAGAGAGTTTCTCCATAGTAGCTTGAGAATTCCTTATAGCTGAAGCAAAGACATTCGAGACTTTTTCAGCACTATCAGAAGAGAGTCCAAATTGATTCAGAGCTGATACGACTGTATTCGTAGTGAAAGCTAGATCCGATTGAGTAGCTGCTGCAAGATCCAGTGTTGGTTTAAGAGCTTTCGACATATCATTAGCTTTCCATCCTGCAGATGCCATGTAATACATAGCATCAGCAGCTTCCTTAGCGGAGAAGACAGTCGTTGCGCCCATCTTGCGTGCAGTCTCCTCCATCTGCTTGATTTCGACTGCTGTAGCTCCTGAGACGGAAGCAGCGTTCATCATCGCTTGCTCAAAATCCGCTCCAACTTTGACAGCAATAGCTCCCATTATAGCGAGTGGAGCAGTCAATCTAGTAGATAGAGTCTTTCCTACATTCTTGAATCCAGCTCCAGCTTTTTTCATGGATTGTCCTACTCGCTTCAGACTTGCATCCACTTCAGAGATATCCGCTCCGATTCTTACTAAGAGTGATTTTATGATCATGCTTTAATCTCTTTTTTTATATCCTTTGAAGCTGTCTCCAATTCTTTCTGCTGATCAGCAAAAAGTTTTTTATGTAAATGCTCATGCTTCTTTTTCATAGCCTCATATCCTTTCCTGTCTTCCTTGCTTTTTTCTGCACTCACAACTTTTATTCCTAGAAGCTGACTTGGAGAGATCCTGCGTTTCAGACTTCCTAATCCTAGTCCGCATACATTGACGATCCATGCAGTGAGGAGAGCTGCTCTATGCCAGTGTTCCTCATCTTTCAGTTGATATCCTTTGAGCATCTCATAATATTCAAGCGGAGTTAGATTCCAGAAATCCTCTTCATTTCTTATTCCTAGAAATCCGTATGCTATTTCTCTTGCTTCACTCCAATTCCACTCGATTTGTTCAGCTCCAAAGCCTTTTTTTTTAGAGCTTCGAGTTCAGGAGTGGAGATTCCAAATCCTTTTGCAAACAAAGCAATCACATCCATAAATGAATAATCAGAAGCATCGAGCATTGCATAGACTTGTTCATGAGTAAGATCTTTTTCTTCATGGATCAGCCCCGCCCAAATGAGAGTTATGATGTCATCAACTTTTAATTTTGAAGTGTCACTAAAGACTGTATCCAGTTGACCAAAAGGAACATCAAATTTTTCTTCAAGGAGTTTGATAGCTCTGAATCTATATTTCAGAGTTCGCTCCTTGTCCAAATTCATTTTGATTTCAAGAGGTTTTACTTCCTCTTTTTTCTTTTCTTTTAAACTTTCATTTTGCATTTATTTCTCCTCCAGAAAGTTAGAAGTAATCAGCTCCATCCTCTCTGTATTTAAATAGACTAAGGTTTAGCTAAAGCGCCAGATCCTTGAAGAGTTCCTGTAGCTGTGGACTCTGCAGAATAGGGACCCGTAAAAGAAAATGCTGTGAGAAAACAAGTTCCAGTATAAGTGACTGCTGCTGGAGTAGTGACGATGATCGCTAAAGATGTATGATTTATCCAAGCAGATTCCAAATTCTCTTCAGCATTATCATCTTCCAAAAATAGTCCGTCAAAGTCTATTGTCCAGCCTCTGAGTCCAGCAAGATATTCATACCAATTAGCAGAGTCACGTGATGTTTTGTCTATTGTCTCCATGCTCCAATTCATAGTCACGTTTCGTTGTCCTCCGAGAATCTGACCACCGATTGAAAGAGTGAAGTTTATGCCTGATACAGCAGGGCTCATTTTTGCCTCCTATTAAAAATTTAATTTTTGATCTTCTAGACTGGAAGCCTTATCGCAGCGACTGTAATAGTAGTCACATTGTCATACGTGATCTTGACTTTTCCATTTCCATCATTGAATCTGCTTTTAGGAAAGGGTCCAATCATCCTGTATTCAGTTGCTGGAACTGTCACTACAACATTATGATCGACTCCATGCTCGCAAAGTTCAACTGAATCGATAGTAGCGATTGCTTGTGTAGCTCCTGCAAAAAGATAAAGGAATATTCTTCCATCATTCGTAAAATAATCAGGATCAGTGCATCCAACTAGAGTAGGTTCGAGTCCTGCAGTTAGTCCTGCAATAATGTCTTGTACTGATAAATCAGCCATTTTTACCTCCTATTTTAGATTTTTTGTATTAAATAATTTAATTCTATAACGCCATGATATGAGATTCCGTCTTCAGCTTCTTCCTCCAGGATTCTCTTTCCTGCAAGTTTCTGGAGGATCGCTTTGAATCCATGAGCAGAAAGATCCAGGAGTCCTAATACAGTGTCCGTCATAGCTAATAGAGCTGCGTTCAAAATTTCATTACATTCCTTTTTTCCTGATTTGAATTTATTGTCACAGAAGACTTCAATCATGTGAGTTAGATCCTCTCCTGAGATATCTCTAGCTCCAAAATCATCAGAAAAGGAAAGTCCTACTTTCACATAAGGACATCCTTGATCTTCAGGAACTTCATCAAAGATACTATCCTTCCACGTATCCATAGCTGAATGAGCTTTCAATCTGTCATAAGTTTCTTTATGGACAGCCCAAAAAGCGCTTCCTATTTGCGGTCTCATTGAATCTCCTTCAATTTTTCTTCTCTTGATTTTCTCGCTCGATTCTCCATCTGTCTAAGAAAGCTTTCAGATCCATCTATAGTTCTATCTCTTCCTTTCTTATTCCAGTCTCTTCTCATCGATCCTAAAGATTTTCCTTCAGAAACATGAAGAGATTTTCTTATCTTTTTGTCTTCCTTCAAAGACTCTGCAAAATCTGAAGGAATGAAATCATATCTTATGTCAAAATGCTGGAAGAGCAGCTTCCATGTTTCAGGATTGTTTAGATCTTCAAATTCCAGATCAAAAGTTTTTGCGAATTTAGGTTTATAGAGCAGAAAGCGCTCTCTCACTTCTGTCCATTGCCATAGCACGATCTCATTGAAGCTCATTCCTTTAGTACATCGAGAAAGATTTTTACTCCAGTGAGGTTGTAAAAACCAACTTAGATCTAAATTCTGATCATAACTCAGAAGAACGTCCACAGGATTTCTATGCAAATAAATCACATAAATTGGCTGGAGCTCTTTCTTATAAGTCACTAGATGGACATAGCTTTTTATAAACATCTGATTAGCTTCCATGTAGTTTCCATCTTCACTATCTCTTAGAATTTGTGCTAGCTTTTCTTTCAGGATCTCTCTAGTCATTTTTGTTATTCCAGCTATATTGTTTATCTCTCTGCACACTTGTCCTTCACAGCAAGGACTCTGTTCATGGAAAGCTGGATAATCTGTGAATCTTTTAAAAACTTCTGTACAGAATCTAGCTCCAGAATTATCTATCGTAGCTATGAATATTCTTGCCATGATCATCCTCTAGGAAAAGCTCCTTTGAGCAGCATCATTAAAGCTCGATAATATACAGGTTCGTATCTTTTATATGCTGGAGTGAGAAATGGTTTAGCAGCTACTCTAGCAGCTTTTAATCTCCTTCTTATAGCATGGACATAGCGTCCTGGCGTTTGTCTGTGACCGAACTCCACAGGAGGAGCATAACTAACATTTGTTCCTGCTTCGCTGTAGCAGCGAGTTTCATAGAATTCTGATGTCATGGATCTCCTCAAAGTTCCTGTCACTACGCTTCTATTCGCTGTGAGATTTTTCTTTGACTGATCAGCGATCTTTACTCCAGTTCCTTTAGTTAAAACTCCCACATCTTTTCTGATTTTTCCCTTCAAGCGCTTTAGATCTACTTGGAATTCTTTCTCTCCTATTAATTTTATTGTGATCTTTGCCATTAGAAATCTTTCTCTATAACTTCGATCCTCATTGTTTGATTCAGTTCTCTATGTGATTTTATCCACACAATTTGAAAATATCGTGTGACTCCATTTTCTATATATTTAACTCGATGCTTTTCATTAATAACTGGATCAGCGAGATAGCTCATAAGGATCTTATGAGAAGTCATTACAGTTGTTTTTCCAGCTTGAAATTTTTCTCCTCCATCATTAGTTATAATCAAACAAGGAACATTTTCATGGACAGCGTTCCATGCTTTAGTTTTAGAGCCTCCTCCTACATCAGTTTCAGTAAATTTTTCTATATCTATTTTGTGTCTAAATTGATTTCTGATCATGCTTGCAGACTCACTTTCTTTTTTATATTGCGAGCTAAAATCCGATCTACTTTAACAATTCCTGTATAAACTTTATTAGGATTTGTATAGCTGAAATCTTTTCCTACGGATTGAGATCCTTTTATCCAGTGATCATATAAAGTAGGATCATTGAACTCTTCTATCATCATGATTATTACTCTTCTGATCTCATGTGGACAGGAGCTCCGTCCGTAAGTTCCTGTGACTCGGATGTTTTTTATGCCACGTGGAAAGAGTGAATATACTTCAGTTTCCTTAAGAAGATGTTTGAGCTCTGCTTGACTCGAAGTTGCGCTTTCAAGATCGATATAGACGGAGTATTTATCATAAGTCCAGTAGGAGGAATTAAGCACCACTCCATAGATCTCTATTTGTGTGACAGTGAGGATATCAGGAATGAATCCTAAAAAGATTCTATCTTTATTATTTCCATCCAGCTCTCTTACAAAAGCTTTGGAATAGAAATAATCACGTGTGATCTTTTCCAGTATCGCTTCTTGCTCCTGGATCAACTGTCTCTTTTGCAGTGCTACCCACGCAGCATCCCAGTTTGAGACATCCTGCTCGATTGTTTTTAGAGTTTGAACATTTGCAATGAGCAAACAATCAGTCTCTGCTTTATCCACTAAGAGATCCTTAGATGCTCTGGATGTGATTCCTAAAAGCGTAGCGCTCCAATTTCCAAGAGCGTTGATCACAGTAACCAGCTCTCCTAGAGTATCATTTGCATCTTGAGGGAGATCTATAGCTGTAGGAGTTCCATCTCTAGTGAGAGTGAGAGTATTTCCTACAAGTTTTATTGTAGCTGTAGATCCTGATTCGCAATAGACGCTCAGAGCGTCTTCATCAGTTAAATAATTTCCTTGATAGCTCTCAGTCATAGAAAGCTCCTAAATAGAGAACAGAGCAGCTCTCTTAGACATGAGAGAGAAAGAGGATGCTGCTCCTGCTCTCTTCTATAAAATTAAAATAATGATTTAATTTTTTAGCTACTAAGATTTTTTTTCTTCTACTTTAATCTCAGAACAATCTACAATCCGCTTTACGAATGGAACATCATTCTGTCCAAATCCTTGAAAAGCGTCTAAGGATGCTTTGATCTTTGAGTATTCTTCTTCTTCTAAAAGAAGATTTTTTCCATTGCAATCTCTGATCTTTCGAGCAATGTCTTCTCTATCCAAGAGATCAACTGCATTTAATTGAAGATTAGCATTGAAAAGGATCGCACAAAGAGAACCTCTAAATTCGTATGTTCCTTTTGTTATTTCTCCTTTCTCATCGACTACATCAAACTGATAATTTTCTAAATTTAATTTTCTCAAAAGTCTCTCCTATTAGAGCGATAGATTCTTGTACGACATTGCAATATAGGATTAACTTATTAACTCAAAAATCAATTAGATCGCAGTACAGTTAGCTCCAACTACTGTCTTGAACTGCGCAGGAGTCATGACATAAGTTGTTCCTCCAGATCTGAACTTGAGCATATTTCCTTTGTTGCCTGAAGTGTGAGCTCCATCATTCGCTCCGACAAAACTTATTACTGCATGACTTCCAGAAACATTCCCCATCTTTCCGTTGAATACGATTCCACCAGCTATTTGTTGAGCGCTGTTCTGATTGATAAGAATAGCATCCACTTGATTATTGACAATACTAGTAGGATTCAATTGCAGAATGATTCCTTGAGTTCCTCCTCCAGCCGGATGAGAAGTAGCATGATCAAGAATATCGATCAAGAGTCCTTTTTTGTACTTAGTTTTGCTTGTACCACTACAATAGAGCATGAACAATCCGCCTTTCAGATCTATACAAGTTCCTCCTAGACTATTCCGAGCAAAGATTGAAAGTCCTTCAACTGCTCCATTAGTGGAAATGACGTTTCCATGAGACGCAGTAATATAGAGTCCAGAGAGAATTTGAGTAGCTGCACTCATCAGTGCATCTTGCTGAACGTGAGCTTGAAGACCAGCATTACCCCCAGCTAAAGTAACTAGGACAGGACTAGATTTAGTTCCTACGCTAAATCCAGCTTTTCCATAAATTCCAGTTCCAGTATAATTGCTTTCTCCAGTAGCTACTCCTGTGAATGTTATTCCATCTGAAAAAGCTTCTTGAATTATTCTGCCGAGTGATTGACTTATATTACGATCTAAAGCTGCTAGATTTCTTATACTCATTTTAATTTCCTCCTAAAAATTTTATGAGCTCAACTTTTTTCATGTGGAATGTGCCTTTCATTCCACAGCTAGTAGCAAGCTTTCTGAGCTCTTGGATACTCATCGAATCAATGTCTCCTAAGCTCTTAGCTTCAATATGAGGCACAGTGCTCAGTTCCTCTACTAGTTTCAGATCCTTTGAATGGAATAAGAATCCAGCAGAGAGAGTCATGTTTCCTAAATGAGTAGGCACAATTCTACTATTTCCATGATTCATAACTACAAAAGCTTCGCTCATAATTATCCGATTGTGAGTTTCTCCACTAGAACTACAGCGTTGACATTCTCCATAGTGACGCACGTTCTGATGGAATAGAAGAAATAGTTAGCTTCATCTGCAGCTTGACGCTCAGTTTCGAGTTTGATCTCTCTTTGAAGTCCTATGATGAAATTCTTGAAATGAGTCAAGCAACAGTCTGTGTAAGATCCTGCTCCAATTTTTCCTGCTGCATTGAGAGTAGTCGGCATTAAAGGCATGGAAACTAGAGGAACTTGACCAAATTTCAGTCCTTTCTCTGCTCCGAGAATTGCTTGATCTCCTAAGATTGTGGATCTCGCTGCGAGCGCATCAATATAGTCATCAACGACTTGATCAGATTGCAGGAATCTGAGAGCTGCCATTCCACCTTTTGATTTATAGATTGAATCCAGCGCCTTCTTTGCTTTTGAGAATTTGAACTCCCAGTTATAAGGAGCTGTTCCTTTTTGCTCTGCTATTTTTCCAGCAAAAGTGAAGTCTGCAGTAGCGTCCAGGATCGAAGCAGATCCTGAAACATCATTTTCATAATCTTCTCCAGCTCCAGAATGAGTTATGATATAGCGCCATCCATCCAGTTTAGAACGGATATCATCTGCAGCAAATCCTCCAAGAGCGTGAGTGTCTCCGATCCAGTAACATTCAGCTAATTGATTAGCGATATCAGCAGTGACCATTTTCATGATGTGATCTGTGAATTCTCGATCTGATTCAACAGGAAGAATATCTTCCAAGTCATCATCAAAGATGACTACGCATCCTCTGAATTTTGTAGTTTGAAGAGTGATAGTATTCTGCGTGAATTCCTTTTTATATTTAGCGCTGTCAAAATTCGCTGCTGGATACAGAACTCTTTCAGATCCGAGTCCTAGAGCTCTGATTCTTTTTTCTGCTCTCGGCATCCGTACAATTCGAGCATTGTTCTTGAGCACAGACTGATCGACTACATAATCCAGGAATCGATCAGCTTCTTCAGGATCTAGAGTTAGTGTAGGAATTGAGATAAGAGCTTTCTTGATTCTTTTCTTTTTTAGAAGTGATTTGTTAGTTCTCATTTTAAACTTGCCTCCTAATGAGACTTAATTAAAATTTAAATTTTGATTGAGACTATTCGTCAGTTTCTGTTTTTGCTAAGTTAAAGCTCCAGGGTTTTTTCTTCTTGATTTTCTTTCCATCCTCATCTACTTCTTCATCCTCATCTTCGACTTCGTCTTCATCATCCTGTCCTTTGAGACTCTTTTTTGTTCCTTTCTTCTCTTCTAGAGCTTTGATCCGCTTCTTGAGTTTCTTGACTTCTTTTTCAGCATCTTTTGTTTCATCCTCATCTTCGTCTTCCTCTTCGTCTTCCTCTTCATCTTTGTCTTCGTCTTCTTCCTCATCCTCTTCTTTTTTCTCTTTCTTTATCTTCTTCTTTTTCTTCGCTAGAGCTTTATCGAGCTTCTCTGTGAGTTCATCCATTTTCTCTTCAATGACAAGCAGTTCAGCAGATTTTCCAGCATCTTTCTGGACAAGAGCAGCGAGCGCTTTGATTGCTTTATCCAGTGGTTTTCCTTTTTCGACTACGCTCTTGATCAGCTCCATTGTAGCTTTAGAAAGCTTTGCTCCAGCTTTCTCCAGATCTTTTTCATCCTCTTCATCCTCTTCATCCTCTTTGTCTTTTTTCTTTGTAGTTGGATATCCAAAAGCAGCATACTTAGCAAGAGTATCAATTGATTCCTTGACATCATCAGGAAAATCCTCAAATTTATTGAGGATATTGAGAGCTCTTCTTATAGCTTTGGATACATCCGCAGCTAACTTTTTATCAGCTTTTTCAAACTTCTCTACTTCATCATCTGTAAGCTCATCCTCTCCGATGAATTCTATTAATAGATCCGATAATTTTTTCATGATTTTTTTCCCTTTAAAGATGATTTTTGTGGCGGATTCCATAAGATTTTCGCCACAATTAGGACACTCCTCACTAGCACTTTTTAAAAAGTCTATGAGAGCTTCCTTATGTCCGCAGTCACAAATGAGATATCCTCTTGCATCTTTATCTGCAGCTTTCTTGAAGAGAAATTTCTTCTTGTTAGCTGGAAGATCCACTAAGGATATCTCATCAAGTTCAATGTGACTCAATTTATGAGGCAAACGTAACCTCCATAAAAAATTTCTATGAGTTTTTCCTGTATCCCTTTTGCTGAAGCGATACTAGGAAGCTCAGTAGCTGCTTCTTAGCATCGCTTTCTTGCGTGAGCTCTGAGTGGATCAGACTCACCATGACAAGCGATCTGAAGCCAGATCGAAAATATCTATTAAAAAATAATGATTAAAAAAGTGAAAGTCAAGTTTTAATTTATTTTATTTTTCTACGACTAGCGATTCCAGCCATAGAGAATCCAGTTATCTTTCCTTCTTTTATATCTTTCCAGATCTTATTATCCAGGACTCTAATGATCAGTATCCATGATCCTTTTCTTACTTTCTCATTGTTTACTTCAAAATCTACAGGAGCAATATAATTCTCCAGGATCTTAATTCTTTTAGTTATGAATTCTCCCTTGTGCTGGATCTTAAATTGTTGTGCGTGCTCCATATAATAATAGCAAGCTTCTTTAATATCTTTTGCAGTAGCGAAGTCCTTTTGAGTATCCACTTTCATCGGCTCATAAACTACTCCTCCTACTATCTGCTCATCATCTGATACTTTAAAAAGAGAAATTGAGATCTCTTCCTGCAGCAGCTTCTCTATATCAACTTCTTTGATTTCGATTTCTGGAGCTACTGATTTATGAATTAAATTTCCATCCTCAATTATATGCTTTATCATTTTTCACTCCTTTATTTTTAGCGCATCACAAAATCCATATTTTCTTCTATGAATAATCTCTTTAGGAACTCTTCCTTTTGCCATCTCCACTATTATTTTTTTCCTATTATAGGAATCAACCTTATCCTTCAATGGAATTTGAGATAGCATAGCTATGATCCTCTCATCCGCATAAGGAAGACAAACTTGGACTTCAGCGCTGCTCATATCAAGAGGAATTAAATGATCCTCCTGTAATCGTCTAATGTGTTCATAATATACTTCTTCTGTAGGATTAGTCATGTGATCATAATATCCGCACATGTATTCATCAATCGTATCTCCTGCAATTATTTTCTTTGTATATTTATTAACATATCGATAAAACAATTCATAAATAGAATACTTTATTTCTTGATCCTTTGGATAATAAATGAAATGAGTAAGTGGAGAGAAATATTTCTTTTTATAATGAGCTACAACTTTTTTTGCAAACATCACGTCTGGATGAGACTCAGAGATCCCCATTGTGAAAATTTTAACTTTATGAAATATCTGGATCATATAATATAGCAACAAGGAGGAATCCACTCCTCCAGAAAATGATAAACAATCACAATCAATTCCTCTTAGAACACTCATTAATCTCTGCTCCACTTCTCCAGCAGTAATTCTCATTCCTATCTTTTTCCAGTTCTGAGGATATATGATCATCACCATTCCTTTGCTTTTTCTTTTAATGTCATTCCACTCTTCATCTGTTTTGGTTTAATATCTGCAGCAGCAGCTTCCTCTTCACTCCATGCAACTTCCTGAGTCTCTTCTAATCCTTTTATAACATGATAATGTCCTTCTTTGATCTCCTTTCCATCCAGATAGATCTTTCCTTTTTCTATCCAGAGATGAGACTGTTCATACAAATTTCCGATGTGATCATATAAATAGCAGTGATGTATTGTCTCCTTATCTCCTTCTACTGCAATATGATGGATTAAATATTCAAAAGTTTCAAGACTTTCCTCCAGTTGTTTGTTTACTTTTTCTTTATGTTCCTTTATCCAAGCTTTTGCAGAACTCATAGTCCAAGCTTTCTTCTTCTTATCAAATATAAATGTACGAATCCTCTTTATCTCTCCACAATAGAGCGCTGTTATTCCTTCATCTTCAGATATAGTTATAGTAGCTGTCACTTTGCACTCAGGACTAACAGGAATCCGTATTCTATCCTTATTCTCTTCAGGTTTTTTTATGGAGATTTTTTCCTTCAGTCCTTCTTCGGTGATTGATTTTTTAATCCGCTTTACTTCTGTTTTTTCTTTTGGTTTTAACACAAAATCATACAATGGAATGTAGGAGGAATCTGGACCCGCAGCACAATAAATAAACTCTATCTTCCTTTCTTTTTTTCCTTCTTTTCTCTTTATAGCACTAGCAAGTAATCCTCCTAATTCACGCTCAAGATCTTCATTCTTTTTTTCTCCAGAAAGTTTTATGACTATTTCTATATCATCAGCTTCTTGAGGATTCTTTACGAATGATCCAGCTAAGGAGCAAAAATCAGGAATAACTACCATCTCTCCTAGATTAGGAACAGATAATTTAAACATAGAAATATCAAAGATATATTGATCGATAGCATGAGCTGTCTTCAATAAAATATGTCTATTTTTTACTCTCTCTCTCACAAGGAGTTTATATTTTTCTACTAGAAATCCTCTATCCAGCGTTCCTATTTTATCCTCTTTTGAATCTTTGAAATATCTATCCCACTGCTGCACGATCCTCATTCTTGTATCTTCTAATTCCTTATATGAAATAGCAGTCAACTTTTTTTTAGTTATATTTTCTATCCTCATTTTCTTATCTCCTTGCTTCCAATTCTACGATAGTGAGAGGATCTCCACAGCGACATTTATTCAAGAGATCCTTTCTAACAAAAAATCTAAAACACTTCCTGCAAAAATAAGTGACTATAAATCTTTTTTGCTCAATCATTCCTAAATGATAGTCTGTGATATTCACTCTGGAAGTCTAGCTCCTTTTCTTCTTCTTCTTTCCTTTCTGAGATCTCTGGAAGCGCTCCTCTGCTTTTTTATATGGTTTAGCTCCTGGATATTCAAAAGATTCTTTTCCGTCCAGTGTATTAAATTTCTCTTTTTTCTTAGACATCTTCTATCCTCCTGAAAGATCTTTCATTTTATATCCGAGCTCTGAAAAGTGAGCTGCTACTTTACGACTCACTTCCTGAGTATGTTGAATATGAGTAAGCTTATTAGCTGCGTCCTCTGCGATTCCTGAGCTCCTGAATCCTGTATAAACTCCTTCATACTTTTCCAAGAGATCATCATAAGTTTTTTTTGCAAATTTTAAGATCTCATCTGGATCAGGAAGGATTCCTTTCTCTAATGCTCGCAGCTCATAAGAATATCCATCTGATATTATAGCTAATCGATTTACTCTTGCTTGTGCCATAAATCCAAAATCAGGAGCGCTGAAAGCTCCACTCCTCGGATGTGCATGGACAAAGAATTCTGTTCCATCCAGGAGCATCATCTCCTCATCAGTAAAAGTGATTCCAGTCCTAGATCCTAGTTTTTCCAAGATAGTCCGTCCTTTGGAATCCAGAGCGACACAGTACTCTTTTCCTGTCTTATGATATTCCAGCATACACTTTTGATAAGCTGCTCTCTCTGCTGCAGAGATAGGAGTGACTTTCATTCCTGCAAAAGCTCGATCTACTACTCCTCTTGAAGGATGACGATATCCACGTCTCGGAGTAACAGCTAGCCAGTCACAACGTCCATGAGGATGAACAGGAATTATTCCAAAAGCGTGACTGATATCATAGATCCTTCCATCCAGCGCAGCACACTCCACACAAGCTCCTGCTGCAGCATAGAAGCGGACTCTCTTAGCTCCTAAGTCTCCATATCCTATTAGAGATCCATGAGCTTGAGCTATCGCTGTCTCAGTGCGTGCTATCATCAGATGTCTCTTCTGTAGAAGGAAATTCTTGTATTTCTTTACTCTTTGACTTACTACTGCTCCAGGAATCTTTGCAGCTAAGAGTTTCTGTTCAAAACGATGAACAGCATTACTCCATTTCCAGTGAAGTCCAGTTGTTTTTTTGAGCGAAGCTGCAAGCTGGATCATAGAAAGTCCTTCTTTAATAGCGAGCTTGACTAACTTTTTAATCGCTTCTTTCTGTTTAATAATAATCTCTGTGATAAGAGCTGCATTAATTTTATCCACTGCTTTGATAGCTTCTCTCTTTACTACGTTGAAACTCGCTTCAATGCCAGCAAGATCATACGCAGCTTGTCCTCCTCCAGCTACAGCAGTTAAATGAATAGGCTTTAATATGCTTTCTCCTTGTTCCTCTATCCACTTCCAGTTTGTATTTCTTATAATCCGAGCAGAAACTATACTAGCTTGATCCTTCTGTACTATTCGCAGAGATTTATTGTAAGCACGCTTGAGTTCAGGATCTACGATATCAGTAAACCAGCTATTGACTGCTGATCGCATTTTAGGAATATTCTCATTCTGGACTCGCTCATAGATCCTGTTTACTTTTCTTTTTATCAGAGGAGATGTCATGAGATCCTGGACGGACTTCTGGAGCTCATCAATTTCTTGTTTTAGGACTAAATCTTGCATTTTTTTCAAAAAATAGCTATTTCTTCAGAGAATTAAGCTCTAGGTCATCGCCTAACGGACGATCTTAAGCATCCGAGTGTACTAGCACTCGCTATTTCTTGCTTTTCTTGGAGACTCTCTTTGAAGCTGTTTCTTTTTTCTCTGGAGGAAAATCGCTTTCTGCAGTCTCTTCTTCAATTTTAACTTCCTCTTTAACTTCTTCAGATGCTTCTTTGTCTATCTTAGCTTCTTCCTCTTTTTCCTCTTCTGTCATTTCTCTGTCTTCTTTTGCTTCAACTACTTCTTCAGTAACTTTCTCTTCGATTTTAGATTTTTTTCCTTTCTTGACGATCTTAACTTCTTCTTCTTCTACTTTTACAGCAACTTTATAAGTACGTGTAAGAGCTTCAACTGTTGATGGAGATGGATCTAGAATAACGTCTCCAATTTTGTATTGACCCCAATTTTTGATAAGTTTTAATCTCATTTTATTCTCCTTTCTTATAATTGCGGTTCGAAGAAGTCACAGATTTGAGCTAAGAGTCTTTCCGTAGCTTCAAAGAATCGCTGCATTTTATCAGATTCTGATGCTGGAGCTATGTTCTTTTTGAAATCAGCGCTCCAGATATTATTAACAATCTTACAGATAGTTTTCAATCTGCAGTTAAAACAGCAAGTCTCCACTGTTTTTAGTTCGTCTTTGTTCATCTTGCGCTCCTATTAAATTAATATCGTATAATCCTTTCTGTCCTTTTATTGGAACAGGATGGATCTTTCTCACATCAGTCAAGATCCAGGAAAAAGCTCTAGGATCAAAAGGACATCGTGCAGCATCTTCATCTTCTTTTCTCATCCTCCTACAGTCCTTCACTTTCACTATAGCAAGAGCAAATCCAGCAGGATGAATATTAGGAATTTTTGATGAGACTATAACCAGATCTCCTCTATAGTCTGTGCTCCAGTATCTAGTCTCGATGCTCTTCATTCTATTAACAATCATATTAGCCCAAGGTTGTTTGATGCTCAGAGCTTTCAATAATCTGATCCTTTTATCAATCTCTCAAAGATCTCTTCATATTTCTGTTCTATCTGCTGCAGGATTCCGAGCTGCTCTGAAGCTAGCTTCTCCGTCACTTCTTCTCCTATCGGTTTGAATTGCGCTCCTATATGATACTGTTCTCCTTCATCATACGCATCTCCGAGATCCAACTTCTTACGGATCTGATTAGGATTCATAGCTCCTACACTAAAGAGCTGGAAGCAGCGCTTCACTTCAGCATCTAGATCACGTGTATCAGTGACTTTGAGTACAAAATCAAAGAGAGGAATGAAATCTTTTTCTTTATCTTTTTGATAGAAAGTAGGAAGTATGCGTCCGTTGAATATGAATTCCATATCGAGCTGCAGTGGACGGATCATGGAAAAGATGTAATTGATATTAGATTCTTTAGCTGTATTTCCTCCTAAAGCTCCTTCCTCCGCTATTCCTAATTTGTACGGAGGCATTGAATACGCTACTAGCACTTCATCTCGCTGCATTTTCAAGTAGATCTTGAATCCTCCTTCATCCTTTTTCTTAGTTTCGAGTGGAATCCACTCCAGCTTTCCTCCTTCTTCGGGAATCTGCAGCACTAAAGTCTTATGAGCGTTCTCAGATCCTTTGATCTCAGTATCCAGAAATTCTTTTATAGTCTTATCAGAATCCTCATCCCATTCTCCTTGAAGCACAACTAAAGCTGAAGGAACTCCATAGTTCTCAAAGAAGGATAAATTATAATCACGTATTCCTATGAGACTAAGCACAGCTCCGATAGATCCTAGAATGTTAGGAGTTCCATAGTAATCAGATCTAGAAGTGAAGTTTCTGTAGAAGATCAATTCATTCGCTCGATCAGCTTCAGTGATTCCATTCTTTTTCTTTTCTTCTCCTGTATCTTTGTGAACGTCCTTTTCATATCCAAAATTTTTAAACCAGCGATGAGCTTTCTTTCCTTTGATATAGCGAATTTGACAATATTTATTTGATGATTCATGAACTCGGATTGTATGAGCAGGAACATAATATAGCTCTACTACTTCATCTATGTTATTGCGCACAATCTCCAGACACCACCAGCCCATAGAGCCCCAGTCTGTGATGAGATGCTTAAGGATCTGGATCAGCGAGTCTTCATCATTAGGACGCAGCAGCAGCTTCTCCATTTTTCCTTTTATCTCCTGCGCTTTTTTGTCTGTTTTTATATCCACTTCTTCTTTTGGTTTAAGCGTGTATCCGAGTCCTCCTACATCCTGAGCTACTTGATCCACGCTGCGCATCAGATATCCATTTGATTCATAGTAATCCAGGAACACACTAGGATCATAAGGAGGAGACATTAATCCTTTTTCCTTGAAGTACTGTCTGTCTTCTTTTAGCTGCTTAGAAGTCTTCTTTACTTCATAGCGATCTAGCTTTTTTAAAGAAACTAAGTGTCCTTTGGAAGTGTATATAAAAGCTTTTCCTTTTCTGAGCGTAGTCTTAGCTTCTTTTTTTGTTTTAGTTTTTTGCATTATTGCCTCCTGTGAGGAGAATGTTCCTTCTCCATGACATCATAATATGTCTTGATGAGATCTATCTCCTGGAGATCTCCACGATTTACATCAAAAAATCTTATTGTCCAGTCATCATAGTCACAATCGAAATCAAAAGCAGCTATAGACATCGCTCGCAGTATGATAGACTCTATCGAATGTAATTCATTTCTTATAAGAATGATTTCTTGCAGCTCCTCATTGATCATTCCAGCATCAGGAATAGAAAGAAAATACTCTTTCCAGAATTTAGCAGCAAGTGGAAAGAGCTGTGAGAATCTTTCTATGAACTGTTTCTTATTTATGTAAATCTCCTTTTATGATAAGTCCAGAACAACAGCCTTCCTTAAAAAAATGTGCAGGATTTTTTCTAATGTATCCTCCAGTTCCAGGAAGTTCTTTGATCACGTTCAAAATCTCTTTTGCTCCTTCAGCTATAGCTCCTTCTCTTTTGTTTTTCGTGAGATCATAATGAGGAACTATAGATCCTGCTTGAAAATAGCTTCTTTTTAGTCCTAATTTGAGAGCAAATTCATGGAGCTCTTCCAGCGAATCAGCAAGCAGATGACAGCTCTCACTCCATTTCCATTTACGATTAGGAATACAGCTCCTCAAGCTATCTACATATATCATTTTTTAAGCTTCACTCCAGAAGTAGAGAAGATGTCTTTTAGTGCTTGCTTCAGGATCATCTTTGATTTCATCTTAAATGATTCAGTGCAGAATTTCTCCTCCAGCATAAAGCACAGCTTAACTAAGAGATCATCCGCTAGGAGCTCCAGCTCTTCATCTTTGATTTCATACTTCTTTTTTTCCATCGGAGCTCCTTTCTTCATTTGAGAAAATGCCATCTTCAAAGTCTCATGATATGGAAGGATCTCAATCTCAATGCGTTCCTCTCCTTCAGGAACTCCTAAGAATCTGCGAGATCTATCTGTACTCTCAATCAGAAAATCATTGCTGATCACTCCTCCTTTTTCCAACGCATCTTCACAGCTCTGGATCAAGTTTGTGAGATCCGCTCTTCCAGTTCCTGAGCGATAGATTAAAAAACGCACGTCCAGAGGATAAGCTAAAGCTTCTATGAGTCCGAGCTCAGACTTCTGGATCATAAGTTGCTTCGCAGCATCACGCTCCCACGCTTGATACTCATCATTAGGAGCTATCCAGGATCTAGATCCTTTCTTCCTGATGACGTGAGAGCTCTTCTTAGCTGGACACTGTCCTTTTATAAGGAAAAGCATCTTTCTTCCTCCGCTTTTCTCTCTTATTAATTGTCATTTATAGATCTAAACATCTCTTCAAATAATTTTATAACCGCTCTTGCTGCTATCAGTCCAGGAATATACGTGACGATATCTGCATCCAGGATCTTAGGATTATCCTTAATTTGCTGCTGAACAATAGCTATTCCTTTATCAACTTCTCTTTCAAGAATCTTTATTCCTAAGCATTT